TATAGATAAAAACGGTACATTAGCAGTACAGCTCTTGAAAAAAGCTGGAAGCCCTCAGACTGAGGGTAATATTTTTAATGCGTATATGCTATCGCCATTTGCTGGACAAACAGCGGCTAGATATAGAAGTTCAAATAATGACTACGATGGTACACAAAAAAGTTATGGTATGTGGTTTGTTCCACCCGATATTGACACACAAGTATTAGTAATATTTGTTGGAGGTGAAACAGGTCGTGCGTACTGGCTAGGATGTGTGTCTGACGATGATATTGGATTTGCAGTTCCAGGTATGGCCGCTACACAATTTAATGTTGACGGTGGAACGAATACAGCAGGACAACTTTTGCGTGTTCCTGTTGCAGAAGTGAACAAAGTAGTTGCTGGTACTGACAACGATGGCAATAAGAGTTTTGTTAAAGTAAACAAACCTACAAGTCTATTAGCAAAAACATTAACCGATCAAGGTTTAAACATTGACGATATTCGAGGAATTACTTCAAGTAGTTCTGCACGAGAACTTCCTAGTAATGTATATGGTATTAGTACTCCTGGGCCAGTAGACAGACGTCCTGATGCACCTAAAGGCCCATACGGTCCTACGTCTGGCACATCCGGAGCATCTATCAATGTACCGTCGAGTAGATTAGGTGGAAGCACTTTTGTAATGGATGACGGAAGCTCTCAATTCAGAAGAGTTAAAAAAGCCAATGCAGGTCCTCCTAAGTATGCATCTGTGTCTGGAGGAGAAACCGACGGTGATCCAACAATTCCGCATAATGAACTTGTTCGTATTAGAACTCGTACCGGGCATCAAATTTTATTGCACAATAGCGAAGATTTAATTTATATTGGAAATGCTAGCGGAACTTCTTGGATTGAATTATCAAGCAACGGTAAAATTGATATATTTGCACAAGACAGTATTAGTATTCATACTAAACAAGATATGAATTTTTATGCTGACCGTGATATTAATATGGAAGCTGGTCGTAATATTAATGTAAAAGCATCTGGAACAAATACAACTGGAAGTGTTACGGGAAGAATCCAAGTTGAAAGTGCTGGGGATCGTAATGTTATTGTAGGAAAAAATTACAAAGTATCTGTCGTTGGGGATTATATTAACGTATTGAACGATTTCAATGTAACGACAACAGGATCTATTAATTTAACTAGTGCAGTTGATACAAACATAAACAGCACTAATAACATTTTATTAACCGCAAATACTATTGGAGAAAACGGCCCTGTTGCACCAAAAGCACTTACTACAAAACCAGTAGCATTGACAACTTTTAGTAATATTTACGATGCAAATGGTAGTACACTAACCAGTATAATGAAACGGATTCCAGCACACGAGCCTTGGCCACAACATGAAAATTTAGACCCATTAACAATGACACCAGACAAAACTGATAGAGAAAATTCAACTCCAATTAAGTTTAGTAATGGAAGTGCTTTAGCTCCTGAGTTTTATAACAAATATACAACTGCAACAGATGTATTTGATTACATACCTGTACAATCGGATACTAACCAATAAAGGGGACAATAATGTCTACAAGTTTACATACAAAAATAACAATTCCTGCTAGTCAAAACCCAGACATTACTGGCCCTCAGATGTACAGGGGGTTTAGTACTCTTAATAAAAATAGTAAAAATTTTGCTCTATACGACTTTGAATTAATTAAACAGGATTTGCTAAACAGTTTCTACGTGCGTCAAGGCGAGCGATTAATGAATCCTACGTATGGTTGTGTTATTTGGGACTTGTTATTTGAACCATTAACAGAAGATGTTAAAGGGTTGTTATTGCAAAATATCAATGCTATTCTTAACGCAGACCCAAGAGTACAAGCTAGTAATGTAATAGTTTCACAGTATGATACTGGTCTTCAAGTACAGTTTACTTTGAGTTATACTATCTACAATCTAAGCGAAAAAATACAGTTGCAATTTGATCAAAACAACGGTTTAACATCGTCGCAAGTAACTGTTTAATTAACTACGTACTTAATTTTATTCGATAAATACCATTATTAGGATAAATCATGGGTTCAACTACTAGACAAAATAATCTTTTACTTTCTGAAGATTGGAAGAAAATTTATCAAACATTCACCAACGCAGACTTTCAAAGTTATGATTTTAACAATCTGCGTCGTACAATGATTGATTATATTCGTACAAATTTTCCAGAAGATTTTAACGATTATATTGAATCAAGCGAGTATCTAGCATTAATCGACCTTATTGCATTTGTCGGACAAAGCATTGCGTTCCGTGTTGATTTAAACGCCCGTGAAAATTTTATTGAAACAGCAGAGCGTAGACAAAGTTTATTAAACCTTGCTCAGTTGGTAAGTTATGTTCCAAGTAGAAGTATAAGTGCAAGTGGTTTATTAAAAATTGCAAATATCACAACAACAGAAGATGTTATTGATAGTAATAACAGAAACTTATCGGGTCAAATTGTTACTTGGAACGATGCAAGCAACAGCAATTGGTATGATCAATTTATCAAAATTCTAAATGCGTCTTTTCCACAGACACAAAAATTTGGAAATCCTGCCGACAAAGCAACAATTTATAATATTCCAACAGCACAATACAGATTTAATACTATTAATGAAGGACTATCTGTCTATGATTTTAGTTCTGTTGTAGCTGGTCGTTCGATGAATTTTGAAGTTGGTAGCACAACATTTGCAAACAATACATTCATTTACGAAGAAACTCCAAAAACTGGAAATCAAATCGCATGTGTGTACACTGATGATGGGTATGGTGCAGGTAGCCCAGGCACAGGGTTTTTCTTTTACTTTACACAAGGTACATTGAATACTGCTACATTTACAATTACAAATCCTAGTAGTAACGAACAAATAAACATTAACACACAAAATATTAACAATACAGATGTATGGTTATGGCAACTAGATTCTGCAGGAAACGAAAGTGTGTTGTGGACTCAAGTACCGGCTACTACTGGAAATAATGTTATCTATAATAGTTTAAATCAAAAAATTACAACAATTTATAGCGTTACTACACAGACTAATGATGCTATTACTTTGAATTTTGCAGACGGTGTATTCGGTCAGTTACCACTTGGAAATTTTAAAGTATACTATCGTGTTAGTAATAACTTATCATATACTGTTAACCCAACAGACATTAATAATATTTCAATTTCTATTCCATACATTTCTTCTGCTAATGCACCAGAAACACTAACAATAACATTAGGACTGGCATCATCTGTTGTTAATGCAACACAAACCGAAACTAATGCAAGTATTAAACAAAATGCTCCTCAAACATACTACACGCAAAATCGTATGATTACTGGAGAAGATTACAATATTAGTCCACTATCGGCAAGTTTACAAGTTGCAAAAGTAAAATCAATTAATAGAACAAGTAGCGGTATTAGTCGCTACTTTGATTTAACAGACCCAACAGGCAAGTATAGTTCAACTAATTTATTTGCCGATGACGGTATTGTATATCAACAAACATATACCGCAGGTACTACATTTACCTATGTTACTCAAACAGATATTCAAGGAGTAATAGATAATGTAGTTTTACCAATACTTGAAGATCCAAACCTTAGAAACTTTTTCTATTCTAATTTTATTGATTATGTTAATACAAATATCAATGCAATTTGGTATGCACAAACAAATGATAGTAATAGTTCATCTGGCTACATAGGAGCATCGGATACTTCTGCACTTATAGTAGGATCTGGAAATACTTCTACAGATTTACAATATGTTGGTCCTGGTGCATTAGTTAAATTCATTGCTCCAACCGGTTATTATTTTAACACTTATAAAAATAATGCTCTTACAGCAGGAACAACTTTGCCTGAAGGCGGAGTAAGTTATGTATGGGCTAGTGTTATTTCTTTAACAGGAGATGGTACTAGTAAATTATTATCTACAGGGTTTGGCCCAATTACATTAAGTAAGTCAATTCCAAATAAAGCAGTTTTAGCACAGATTATTCCTGCATTTTCTACAACATTAAGTTCAAGTGTGCAAACACAAATGATTGATTTAATCTTCGGTAATGCTTCTTTTGGTTTGCGTTATGACGGAGTGACACAAACTTGGCAAATTGTTTACGAAAACAATTTAAATTCATCTAGTGATTTCAGTTTAGCAAACCAAGGCGATACTTCTAATACACAATTAGATGCAAGCTGGTTCTTATTGTTTACAACTAACAGAGAAAACTATACTATTACACAACGCTCTCTTCGATATGTATTTGAAAGCGATTCAGAAGTATCATTCTATTTTGACGATACTGTTAAAATTTACGATGTTGTATCAAGTACAACAGTAACAGACGTAATTAAAGTATTAAACATTAATACGCAACCTGGTAGTTCAACACCGTTTACAACAGATTATCAATGGCAAATAGTTAGTGAGTACATTGGACAAGATGGATATATTGATCCTAAGAAAATTGTTATTACTTTTGCAGATCCTTTAAACAATGGTGTCGTAGATAATCCTCAAGAATTTTTAGATATTGTTAATCCGCAACCTGGATCTTTAACACAATATATTGTTGAACAAAAATATACAATTACGACTGGTCAAGAAGATTACAAGTATGTTTACAACGATCCACAAAGCGGCCCAGTAATTATCTTAGCAACAAAGTCTTTAGCATATCCATTATCTCAATGGACCGACGGACAATATTTTTATTTTGCAGATACACAAACTGTTGTTCAGTATTCTTCAAATAACGCTGTTGAAAAATTACAGCCAACTTTAGATTATAAAGTGTATGTAGGGCGAAGTGGTCTTCGATTCCAATACACACATAGCGCCGATTACAATTCCAGAATCGATCCAGGCGCAAGCAATATTATTGATTTGTATGTATTGACTAATAGTTACGATACTGCATTTAGACAATGGGTAGCTGGCGGCACAGTAGGAACAGAACCATTACCGCCAAGCCAGGATAGTCTTAATAGTTTGTTAGCACCAAATCTAAATCTAATTAAATCTATTTCAGATGAGATTGTTTATCACCCAGTGAAATATACATTATTGTTTGGCCCAGCGGCTGATGCAAGTCTACAAGCAACATTTGATGTTATGATTAATCCATCATCAGCAGTATCTAGTGCCAACGTAACGGCAAGAGTACTAACTGCAATTAATCAATTCTTTGCTCTAGCAAACTGGGATTTTGGCGATACATTTTATTTTACAGAATTATCAACTTATGTAATGACTCAGTTAAGTCCAGATATTATTAGTTTTGTTATTGTGCCATCACAAACAGGACAATATTTTGGAAGTTTATTTGAAATACAATGCCCGAGCGACAGTATATTTTTAAGTTGTGCAACAACTGATAATATTCAAGTTGTTTCTGGGCTAACATCTAGCAATCTTAAAACAGTAACAGGTACAGCTTTGACATCAACAGCAAACTTACAACAAGTAACAAGTGCAAATTATGGGGCAAATAGTTAATGACTAATGACAACATTCCAACCGGCAACACTGGATTAGGTGTTAATTTTCTTCCTGATTTTTATCAGTCAAGTGCAAACAAAAAGTTTTTGCAAGCAACAATTGATCAATTATATCAGCCAGGAACAATTACTAAAACTAGTGGATTTATTGGTCGTAAAAATGCAAAAGCCGCTACCGGAACAGATGTATATGTTCAAGCCGCTAATAATATTCGCCAAAATTATCAGTTAGAGCCGGGGTTGACAGTTACAGATACTTTAGGAAACACAACATTTTTTAAAGACTATCAAGATTATATTAATCAATTAAATGTATTCGGTGCAAATACAAGTAATCATGCAAGACTAAACAAACAAGAATTTTATAGTTGGGATCCACATATTGACTGGGATAAGTTTATTAATTTCCAAGATTACTATTGGTTACCAAACGGTCCAACAGTTATTACAATCTACGGACAACCTACAGGTGCAAATAGTACATATAATGTTCAGCTACAGTCAGAAGGGGACACTAATGAATATTTGTTTACCCCAGACGGATTAACTTTGAATCCTACCTTAAAATTATATAGAGGACAAACTTATAATTTTAATATTACTAGTTTAGGAAATCCGTTCAGCTTTATGACTGAACGTAGTTTAGGAACTGCGTATCTATATACAAAAAATGTAAGTGCTCATAGTGTAGAAAGCGGGACAATAACATTTGAAGTTCCAATCGATGCACCTAGTTTATTATTTTACCAAAGCGAAACAGATATTAATGTAGGCGGCGCAATTGAAATTTATGACATTGTAGACGAAACAACACTTGATGTCGAAAATGATATTATTGGAAAACAAGTTTATATTTTGCCCGACGGTACAGCACTAAGCAACGGCATGAAAATTAATTTTGGAGGTAATGTAATACCTTCTAGTTATGCTACAGGACACTATTATGTTGAAGGTGTCGGCACAGCAATTAAATTAATTTCAGAATCTATTTTAGAAATCGTAAGCCCTTATTCTTCTAACGAGGCAGTCGAATTTGGAGCTGATCCATTCGATTCCACACCATTCGACGACTCAACTGGATTTGCAAGTAATAAAGATTATATTGTAATTAATAGAGCAAGCACTGACCATAACCCTTGGAGTCGTTATAATCGTTGGTTCCATAAGGATGTTATCGAAACTAGTATAACATATAATGGTGACACTCCAAGTTTGGATCAAACAACAAGAGCTATAAGACCTATTATTGAATTTGAAGCAGGACTTAAATTATTTAATTTAGGTACAACTGCAATACAAGACATTGATTTGGTAGATACATTTACTACTGATGTATTTTCTTCAATTGAAGGAACGCTTGGGTATAATATCGATGGAATTCCTGTATCAGCAGGACAGCGTATTCTTTTCACTAATGACTATGATCCTTTAGTTAAAAACAATATCTACGAAGTCAGTTTTATAAACATTCAAGGACGCAATCAAATACACTTGACCCAAGTACATACACCGATTGAAAATCAGATAGTGTTAGTTCTTCAAGGTATAAAAAATCAAAGTCAGTTATACTGGTATGACGGTACAACTTGGATTGCCGGGCAACAAAAAACAGCTACAAACCAGCCTCCTTTATTTGATATATTTGATAGTGAAGGAATCAGCTTTGGAGATACAAGTAAGTATAACGGTTCAAGTTTTATAGGAACAAAAATATTTTCCTATAAAGTTGGCACAGGTAACGATGACTCCAGTTTAGGATTTCCTCTAAGTTATCTAAATGTTGCAAATATTGGCGACATTGTGTTTAGTTTTGATTTAGCATCGGACACTTTTAATTATAAAGAAACAACGGCGGTTATTAATCAAGGTATTAACACCGGTTATTTGTTAAAAAATAATTTTGTTGGAGTGTCTAGTTATGTAAATGGATGGCAAATTTGTAATACATCAATAGTACAAGCCGCTATTAGAATCTATGATGGATCAACACAAACAAATAATTTTAATATTGATATTTTTGATGACATTAATAATTTAGCAGATTTAGTTGTAAAAGTTTATGTTAATAGTTCTAGATTAGATTCAACTTTGTGGACTATCATATCAACACCGCAATACAAACAAATAGTATTGAATACTAGCATAGGCACTGGCGATGTATTAACTATTCGTGCTTTTGCTTCACAGGCTATTAATAGTAACGGTTATTATGAAATTCCATTGAATCTTCAAAACAATCCAATGAATGATGTCATTGGAACATTTACGTTAGGCGAAGTAGCAGATCACGTTAATAGTATTATTGATAATTTGCCATCAGGATTTGTTGGAATTTTTCCAGGAGATAGCAATTTACGAGATCTTGGAAATATAACTCAATACGGCACAAAATTTGTACAACACAGTGGTCCAATAAGTTTAAGTTTATATCATATTACAAATCAATCGAATAATATTATTAATGCTATTGAAACTGCAAAAGATGACTATAATAGTTTCAAAAGAAATTTTATAAAAACAGCTGAAACATTAGGAATCGATGGAGACCCAGTCACTATAGTTGATTTAATCTTACAAAAACTTAATGCAAATAAACCTAATACCGCACCATATTATTTTAGTGATATGGTTCCGTATGGTGCATCTACAATTACTAATCTTACTGTAGTCGATTATAGAGTAAAAACATATCCTCTATCAAATGTGTTTACATTAGATACATTATCTAATAAAGCGGTAGGAGTTTATCGTACTTCTAATAATATTAAAACTCAATTAGTTTACGGAAGAGATTATACATTTAACAGTCAAAGTTTTATTGTTATCGCTAATAATGTAACATTAATTAACGGTGATACAATTACAACTGTTGAATATGATTCAACAGACGGGTGCTTTATTCCAGCAACACCTTCTAAATTAGGTATGTGGCCAGCATTTATTCCACAACTGTATCTAGATACAACTTTAATCACACCACAGAATGTGATTCAAGGACACGACGGAAGTATTTTGTTAGCATACGGCGATTACAGAGATGCGTTAATATTAGAATTAGAAACAAGAATTTTTAATAATATTAAAGTAAAATATGATACTACAATTTTTGATATAGCAGACATTATTCCTGGTTACAATCGAACCAATGACTACAGTTTATCAGAATTTAATGAAGTACTTGCACCGTCATTTTACCAATGGAGTGGTTTAGTTGGTATCGACTTTACTCAACCGTTAAGTTACGATAAGAGTAATTCATTTACTTTTAACTATAAAGAAAGTGTCTCGCCCGACAACAATTCAGTTCCTGCATTCTGGAGAGGAATATATCGCTGGATGCTTGATACAGACAGACCACACCTTTGTCCTTGGGAAATGTTAGGATTTAGTCAACAACCGAGCTGGTGGACTAGTGTGTACGGACCTGCACCTTATACAAGCAATAATTTAGTTATGTGGCAAGACCTTGCCGCTGGACTAGTTAAACAACCAGGATTACCCGCAGTTAAATTGTCTAACTATGTTCGTCCTTTCTTAACACAGCACATTCCAGTAGATGAATTTGGTAATTTAGTAAGCCCAATCGTTTCTGGATTAGCAACAGGTCCAATTAATTACAGTACGAATAATGCATTTGTATTTGGCGATATTAGCCCAGTTGAATCTGCTTGGAGACGTAGCAGTTATTATCCGTTTAGTGTAATAGTAACATCGATGTTATTAACACCTGCAAAAACATTTGGATTATTACTAGACAGATCGAGAGTTGAAAGAAACGTTGCTGGCCAATTTGTTTATAAAGACACCGGATTACGTATCAGACCAGCTGATATACAGATTCCTAGTATCTATTCTAGTACATCTAGAACACAAACAGCAGGTATTGTTAACTATGTAGTTGATTTAATTTTAAATATTATTTTTAGTAATAACCAAGATTCTTATAATTCTTATAAATCTAACTTGTCTAATCTAGTTCCTAAATTAAGTTATAGAGTTGGTGCATTTACTAATCAAGATCAATTTAAATTATTACTTGAAAGCAAAACACCTCTTTCAACAGGTAGTGTTTTCATCCCAAATGAAAGTTATAAAGTATTTTTAAACACATCTAGTCCTGTTAAAAAATTAACTTATAGTGGAATAATTATTACAAAATTATCTACAGGTTATGAAATTAAAGGGTATAGTAAAACTCAACCATATTTTAATTATTATAATTATTTGCAATCTGGTATTAGTATAAATGTTGGAGGAATTTCAGAAAGTTTTTCACAATGGACACAAGGACAGTCTTATGTGGCAGGGCAAATTGTAAAATATGGAATAACATATTATCGAGCCAAAGTAAATTCAACTGCTGGAATTAGTTTTAATTCTGACTATTTTTCTCCTTTAGATACATTACCGATAGTTGGAGGTGTCAATGCAACCTTCAGAGAAGCATGGGACAAATCGGCTCTGTTGACATTACCATACGGCACACAGTTATCTACAATCCAAGAAGTTGTGGATTTTATGTTAGGATACGAACAGTATCTAATTGACAACGGATTCCAGTTTAATAATTTTAATAATAACTTAAATGCAGTAACAAATTGGTCAACTAGTGTTAAAGAATTTATGTTTTGGACCACACAAAATTGGTCTAATGGAGAAGAAAAATGGGCAGATTGGTTACCAAACCAAGTTTATAGCTATGGCACGGTTGTTAAGTACGAAGGCGATTATTATAGTGCTCAATACAATATTCCGGCATCGCCTATTTTTGATACTAATGTATGGTTATTACTTCCAGGATTATCAAACATTGGAAGTAGTGCGATAAGCCTAAGTCCAGGTGCTAGCGGGGTTACATTTACAACAGAGTTAACTGTTGTCGACAGTATATCAAACCCATTTAATAGTTACGAAATTTTTAAAGTTGACGGCACACCATTTAAAACAACAGAGCTAGACAGCTACAGAGACGGCAATGTTGTTACATATACACCAAGAACTGCTGACGGCATTTATTGTGCAAGTTTCTACTTGATTCAAAACGAACATGTAGTTATTATTGACAATGTTGATATCTTTAATGATGTAATTTATAATCCTCCAAGTGGATATCGTAGAGATCGAATTAAATTGTCTGGATATGTTACAACTGGATGGTACGGCGGCTTGGATATTCCAGGGTTTGTTTTTGACGGAGCAACTGTTGAGAACTGGCAACCTTGGCAAGATTATAATATGGCAGATATTGTTGCCTATCAAGGATCTTATTATAGCGCAAACGCATTTACCGCAGGTACATCGACATTTGTTCCATCTAGTTGGGCACGTTTATCATCTCAGCCATCTGCAAAATTATTGCCAAACTGGACTAACCTTGCAACACAGTTTGTAGATTTTTATAGTTTAAATGTTGATAATTTTAGTAGTCAACAACAAAAATTTGCACAGCATTTAATTGGATATCAAACACGTCAATACTTAGATAATATTATTCAAGATCCAGTAAGCGAATTTAAATTCTATCAAGGGATGATTCGTGAAAAAGGAACTCAAAATGTATTGAATCATTTGTTTGGTGTGTTGAGCGAAGACAAAGCTGAAAGTTTAATATTCTATGAAGAGTGGGCATTACGTACTGGTCGATACGGTGCGAGCAACGCATTTGAAGATATTGAAGTTGTGTTAGATCAAAGTAAATTTAGAAACAATCCTCAAGGATTCTTGTTAACAAATAATATTAACAACAATATAAATTCATTTATCAATCAATACACACCTAATGATATCTACGTTAAGCCTTTGGGATATAATTCAAATCCATTCCCTGCTATCGACAATTATCAACCACTATTGCGTAGTGCAGGATATGTAAATTCTGCAGATGTAGCAATTAGTATTGGACAACTTTCTGATATTGTTACACAAGACATTGGTAGTTTAAATAACGGTCAATATGTATGGACAGCGTTTGAAGGAGCAAGTTGGAATATCTATCGTTTTTCTGATTTGCAAATACGTGCATCTAGTGTAACGTACACTAACGGGGTATTAACAATCACAACACAAAATATTGACCCACTTGTTGTAGGACAATACATTGGATTGGCTGAAGTTGCTATGCTTCAAGGATTCTATGAAGTTACTAGTGTTTCTTTGAATACTTTTACAGTTAATGCAAGTATTCAAAATTTCCCAGTATCTTTTACAGAAGCTAACCAACTAGTGATATATGCGCTAGTCACACGTCGAACAAGCTCTATAGATAATTTAGATCAAATTCCGGTTAGCCATATTGCTCCAGGAGAATTAGTATGGACAGATGATGACGGTACTGGTAACTGGGCAACATGGGAATATTCTCCTGTATACAACTTATCAAGTATACCAAATCAAACTCCAACAACATCTTTCCAATTTGGTTCGACTATTGGAATGAATAGCCAAGGATCTATCTTAGCAATTACTAGCGGGTCTACAGGAGTTGTAACTACATTTGATAAGGCTGGAATTTTAGTTCCTTGGGTACAACGTTCTACCTTAGATCAACCATTTATTACACAGCATATCCCAGGACAACCATCGTTATATGTAAAACCTACACAAATTGCTACTGTAATTGGAATAAGTACAAACGGAGAATGGTTAGCTACTGGGCACCCAGCTGTGAGTAGAGTAGCAACAAATTATGTAGGTGCTTATAACAGCGGAAATACTTATGTTTCTGGAAATATTGTTTCATACAACAATGTATACTACGAAGCATTGCAAACTACATCGGGAACAACACCATCATCTACTACACTAGCATGGCAAATAATTCCTTATATTCCAGCAAACGAAATTTCTGGAATAAATTCAACAATAGTAGGGCAAGGTGCAATTAGTATCTATCAGAAAGATTTAGATAATAATTATAATCTTGTAGATACAATTATTAGTCCAAATCCCACTACAGGTGAAAATTTTGGATCAAGTATTACCTTTGGTAACAATACATTATATGTAGGTGCAACAGGTTATAATAACGGTACAGGCCGTGTTTATAAACTAAGTTACAAAACTATAGTAATGGCTACTACTCAATACAATCCTGTTGGAAGTTCTTTGAACACACTAGTAGTAAATTCAACTAGCGGAATACGTGCTGGAATGATTGTAACTGGTAGCGGATACACTAGCAATCAAACGGTCGATTATGTGCTAACTAAATTAATTTTAGTCAATGCAAATAGTTTAGTGAATGTGGTATTCAGCACAGTTAATGTGTTAGATAGTATGACAGTTACTGGAACAAATATTCTTCCAAATACAAAAATAGTAAGTCAAGGAACTGAAATTGTTCTAGTAAATGGAATGCAAACAGTATTGAGCTATTTTATTATCGGATCTCCGCAAGACATTGATGCATCTATAACGCAAGTTGTAATCGATAATAATGTTAATTTAACTTTTGGTGTATCGTCAGTTATTAAATTAAATACAATCTTGTTAGATTCTCCCGTTGATAAAAATAGTTTACCAAGCGGACAATTACAATTTATTATCAACACTTGGGCATATGATTCAACAATTGATTCATCTAACACTACAAACTTTGGTCAATATACTAAACTAAGTTTAGATTCTAGTACTTTATTAATTTCATCTTCTGGAAAAGTTAATGTCTACAAAGATGCTGGAGCTGGATTTGTAACCTCTCAAGTGTTAACAGGTTCTGATTCAAGATTTGGCAATAGTATTGCAGTATCTTCATATGGTGATTATATTGCAATATCTGATGATACACAAGGAACACCAACTAAACCAAAACAAGGAATTGTTAATGTTTACGGTTATAGTTCTAACGGTTATACATTGACACAGACTTTAGTTAATGCTAATCCAGAAGTTGATGCTCTATTTGGAAACAAGATAGAGTTTATGAATGATTATCAAACTATTGTTGTTTATAGTCCTAATGGAGACACAACTGTAACTACAACATTTGATGAAAATTTAACAACATTTGATAAAAAATCTACAGATTTTATTACTAAAATAGTCAGTAGCGGACGAGTAGATGTTTATGATAGATACAATATTAATTGGGTCTTTAGCGAAAGTTTAAAAACTTCAAATTCAGTCGGTGACGGTTATGGCATCGGTTTTGCAGTTGGTAGTAATCAGGTTGTAGTTGGAGCACCAACTGCATTTAATCAAGGAACACAATCTGGACAAGTTTATGCTTATACTAAATTAAACAATAACCTTACATGGACTATTACTCGTCAGCAAGTCGATATTCCTGATGTTTCGAAGATTCGTAAAGCATTTTTATATAATAAATCTTTAGGAACATTGGTAACTTATCTAGACGTTATCGATCCATTGCAAGGAAAAATAGCAGGACCCGCTCAGGAAGAAATTAAGTATCAAACATTCTACGATCCGGCAACTTATTCTTATAGCGATGGAACTGTAACTGTCAACGTTGCGCCGTCAAATGGAATAGAAGGATGGTGGTCTGATCAACCTTTAGGAAGATTGTGGTGGGATCTAAGAACTGCTAAATTCCTTAATAATTATTTTGACGATCCTCTTTACGGAACAAACACTTGGAATACGTTAGCGTCTGGTGCAAGTATCGATGTGTATGAATGGGTATCTTACAGCCAATTACCAGCAGTATGGGATAGTCTTGCAGATACATCAACAGGACTAGCATTGGGTATTAGCGGAACTAGTTTATACGGAAATTCTGCATACAGTTTAACACAAGTATATGACAACGTAAGTAAAACATTTAAAAATACATATTATTTCTGGGTTAAGAATAAAAAAATTATTCCTAATGTCGATGGAAGAAATATGGCCGCAAATGATGTTGCAAGTTTAATTGCAAATCCTCGAGGTCAAGATTATACTTGCCTTGCATTAACTGGCACCAACAGTTTTAGTTTAATAAATGCATCACAATATCTAAATGCAACAGATATTGTGTTAGCAATTGAATACTGGTTAATAGATAAAAACGACCAAAATATTCACAGTCAGTGGAAGCTAATTAGTAATGATCCGGCAGTTGATTTACCTTCTGGTATAGAACAAAAATGGTTCGATAGTCTATGCGGAATTGATACAGGAGGTCGCCCAGTACCAGATCCAACATTGCCTGTAAAATTAAGATATGGAATTGAAAATCGTCCTCGCCAGTCGATGTTTGTAAATCGTATCGAAGCATTAAAAGAGTTTATCGAAAGAGTTAACATTGTTTTAAGTACGTATCAAACTACTAATTCGAGAGACATTTCTCCATTAGAAACATTTGATCCTGCTCCAACAGAAATTTCTGGATTATGGGATAAATCTTTTGATACAGATACTGAATTAAGATTTGCTAACGTAGGATCTTTCAGCACACCTTCATTAACACCGATTATAACAAACGGTAGAATTACTGGAATAAATGTTATTAGCGCAGGAAGAGGGTATGCTGTTGCACCTTATATTGAAATATCGGGTTCGGGCGAAGCCGCCATAGTTCGAGCAACTATTAATGCTCTAGGAGAAATCACTGGAGCAAATATTATTAACAGTGGTGTCGGATATAATAGCAGTACAACTGCAACTGTGAGAGGTTACTCTGCATTGATTAAGTCCGATAGCACATCGCTTGGTGCTTGGAGTATCTATGCTTACGATAATACTACTGCTACATGGTCTAAGACACTAACTCAATCATATAATGTTAATAACTATTGGAGTTATGCTGATTGGTTTGCAACAGGATATAATCAATATACCGCCGCAGATTATCTAGTATCGACTTTTGCAGATTTGAATACAATATACCCTACTATTGGACAAGTTGTTAAGATTGCAACAGTTAATGCAGGAGGCTGGTTACTATTAGAAAAATATGCTAATAGTACAAGTATCGATTGGACACAAAGTTATAATGTAATTGGAATTCAAAACGGAACAATACAGTTTAATTCTTCACTTTATGAATTTAGTGGAACAAATGTAGGGTATGATTCTAACACATTTGACGGCGGAGACTTTGATGTACAAGCTAGTGCAGAATTACGAATTATTCTTAATACAATTAAAAATAATTTATTGATAGATGATTTAAAACAAAATTATTTAGATTTGTTCTTTACTAGTGTACGTTTTGCACACAGCGAGCAACCATTTATTGATTGGATATTCAAAACAAGTTTTGTAAGAGCTACTCATACTGTAGGAACTTTAAATCAACCAGTTAATTACCCAGTTGATAATTTAAACAATTTCCAAGATTATGTTGCAGAAGTTAAACCTTATAGAACAAAAGTTAGAGAATATATCAGTAACTATACCGGACTAGATACTAATGAAAGTGCGGTTACCGACTTTGATTTACAACCAACGTTTGTTAATGGAACCTCAACTGCAATCGATGTAATAGTTGCTAACAATCAACTAGAATCGACTAGCGGATTATTACAAACTTATCCATGGAAATTCTGGACAGATAATCTAGGATTTAGTGTAACAGATATTATTATCACTAATGGCGGAAGCGGATATGCAAATATTCCAGAAGTTATTATTTCGACTCCGACCGGTATTAACGGAATTACAGCCGAAGCTGTGGCATATATTGCTAATGGAAAAGTAAATCGTGTTGTGATTTTAACAAATAAAAATGGAAGCGGATATTTAAGTGCTCCGACGATTGCATTTAATGGCGGGCTTGGTGATAACGGAGTTCCGGCAACAGCCGTTGCGATTATTGGTGACGGAATAATTCGTTCAAACTTAACAGCATTAAAATTCGACCGTATTAATTCTGGATACTACATTAGTAATATTAAACAAACAGATACATTTACTGGTTCTTCTTCTAAAGTGCAGTTTGCCCTAACTTGGGCGCCTGATGTAAGAGTAGGTGAATCAACGGTTACTATTGACGGAATTCCAGTACTTCGAGAATTATATAAGATGGCGATTGTAAAATCAACATCAAATGGATACACCCAGTATTCTGGAACAATAACATTCACAGATGCGCCATCAACTGGTTCTACTATAGTTGTTACATACAGTAAAGATGTATCGATTATGGGTGCAACAGATCGTATTCAATATTATTATAATCCAACAACAGGTCAACTTGGTAAGGATTTGTCACAGTTAATGACAGGTGTTGACTACGGTGGAACTATTGTTAGCGGACTAGATTTTAATATTGCTGGCGGCTGGGGATCAACTCCATATATGACAGATACTTGGGATAGTAGAGATCCAACGTTTAACGATTATGCTGTCCAAGTTGCGGCAAACACCCATGTGTTTACATTGCCTTATACTCCTGCGGCCGGTACAAATATTAACATTTATTATGTAAAACAAAAAACGTTCTCTTTCACTAGTGACGGCTCAACAGTTACATACAGTTTTGATCAAAACTTAATTTCGCCAACAGTTACAGTTACAACAACTGCACTTACAGCAGGAGTAACAACTACATATACATCTTTAAATAGTTCCGGATTTACAGTTAATGTAGGTAGCACATTAGGTATTGTTCCTGGAATGAAATTATACGGACAAGGCTTCTTAAACCGTCAGCAAGTTGTTCGAATCGTTAATTCAACATCGATAATTATTGATTCAATTCCAGATAATTTATCGTATTATCGTTCTTATAATTCTTCAGGTAGTGCAACAACAACACTTGTAATTTCTAGTACTGCTAAGATTATACCTGGAATGTTAATTAGCGGAACAGGATTTACTTCTGGGCAAACCGTTGTTAAGGTAGTCGACAAAACTACTTTAATTATTAGTGCAATACCCGATGCTACTCCTGCAAACGGCGAAACAATTACATTCACTTCAATACCTGCAAACGGCAAAACAATTACATTTTCAAATATTGCAGGCGGATATATTTTAACATTGAATAGTGTTTCAAATTTAAAAGTCGGAACAGTTGTTTCTAATTCTTTAGTACCAGCTGGCGCATTTACAACAGGAGTTACTTATACTATTAGTAGTATTGGCACAACTGATTTCACGCTGATTGGTGCATTATCAAACGAAGCCGGGATAACATTTATTGCTACTGGTCCAGGAACAGGTACAGGTACTGCGGCGACAGCATCGGCTTTTAGTTACGATACTAAGATTACAGCAATCGATACAACACATAACACAGTTACATTGGATCAAGTACTGCTATTAAACATTGTAAATTCAACACAAATTACATTTACAGAAAATCTAACCGAATTGAAAGATGTAGTTATAGTGCCAGGATCTATTTCTCTAAGCACACCTTATGCATCTGGATCATTAATTAATGTTACAGGAACATATAATCCAATTCGTTTAGATGATCCTAACTTTGGAACAATGAGTCAAACTAATGCTAACGCAATTATTCCAACTCCTGTAATTGGAAATACCTTAACTACTACATCAGTAGGTGGCGGCGGAGCATTGATAACAGTTTCATTTGGTGCAGTTGATGACGGTGGATCGGCTTCTAGTACACCAGTAAGTACCTTAGATGGCATGATTATTGACCAATTAGTTAGCAACACTATTGAAATTCCAGCATCTTTTGTAGTTGGTGCAGGCGATCAATTTATTTTAAGAGAAAGCACAAGTGATGGTTCAGTACCAACACCGGATGCAAATTATGATACTAAACTCGATGGTGGTAACCTAGCATATACAACTGCAACAGGTATTGCGGCTGATGATATTGTATTAGATGGAGATGGATTAATTACTCCTACAAACAGTCCTGCTCCTGAAGAAGTAGTACCAGGACAAGTCGTCGATACACTAGCTATTAAGGTATACGACCAAACTAACAGTGGATCTGCAAATATTAAAGATATTAGTTATCTAACTGATGATACTACTTACACTTATGCAATTGGCCAAACTCCAAATAATCCACGTGCAATAATAGTCAAACTTGGTTCAAACATTTTAACATATAATTCAGATTATGTTGTTAATTACCAAACTGCAACAATTGAATTAGTATCAACAGTTAATAATCAGCTAGTTGCAACAGCGCCAACTGCCAACCAATTATTAAGCATCTATAGTATTGGTTTTAGTGGATCTAATGTTTTAGACATTGACTATTTTATAGGCGACGGTACAACTGTTGATTTTGTAACAAGAGCAAGTTGGACAAACAGCGCAACAAGTTTAGTTTATGTAAATGGTGTTGCAACACAAGTAGTTTTATTTAAAACAGACTCAACATATAGTATTGAAGGTCAAACTGGTATTCAGTTTGCAACAGCACCTGCAGTTGGAGCATTGATTAATTATATTATTGTTTCTGGATTGCAACAAACATTTGCAGTTACTACGACACAAACGATTGCACCAATTGCAAACACTTCGACTTACACACTATCATATCCAATTGGAAATAATTTACCAAATGAAAGTAATATGATTGTACGTGTTGGACAAAGTATTTTACAAGCTCCTAATAATAGTTATTTTACTATTAAAGGTAATAGATTAAATTATTCAATAGATCCGTCTAAAGCTACTCCTAATTCAGTTCCTGTTGGAAATGTTGTAGTTTATGCTGGCAATAATCTTTTAAATCCAGCATCGGATTATACTGTTGATCCAAGCGGCATCAATGTTAAAATTAACAGAAACATTTATTCACAATATTCAGGACAGCAATTAATTGTAAGTATTGTTACCAATAATGGATATTCATACAATGCAAGTTCTGGACAAATTACATTTACAACAGTTCCAACAGGTACAGTTGAAGTAATTAGTTCATATGTGCAAGATGTATTAGACATTCAACGTACTACAGTTCAATACAGTTCTAATTATTCAATTACACCAGGAACAACACAGTTCTACACTTATAAAAATATTGCTGGTGGTATTATTAATTTAGATCGTGCAGTTATTGACAGCAACTATGTATGGGTAATTAAAAATACAACATTATTAACGTCTAGCATCGATTATGTTCTAAATAGTGATTTACAAAGTATCACATTAGGAATTAAGTTAGTGGCTGGTGATACAATCACATTAATCACATTTGGAAGTAATTTACTTTCAACATCTAGTATATCTTATATGCAATTTAAAGATATGCTAAATCGTGTAAGTTACAAACGATTGAATCTTAATAAACAAGTAAAACTTGCACAAGATTTGAATTGGAATGACACTACAATCGTTGTCACCGACGCTTCACAGTTAGATGCGCCAAACCCTGCAGGAAATAAACCGGGTATTGTTGAAATTCGCGGAGAAAGAATTGAATATTTTACTATTTCAGGGAATATTCTTGGACAATTACGTAGAGGAACGCTAGGTACCGGCGTATACAATTTAAACAAAGCTGGTACGATTGTACAAGGAATTGGACCAAGTGAAACTATTCCATACAATGATACAATCTTAACTAAGAAAATTACTTCACTAGGTACAACTTCTGTAAATGTCGGATACACAATTAGCTCTGCGGACCAAGTTGAAGTGTTTGTTGGCGGTCAAAACGATATGGTTCGTTTGAAAAAATCAGCTTATAGCGTATTTGATATTAACAAAGCTCCATACAGCCCAGCAGGTGATGTAAGTTACCCAGCAGATTTCACTGTAAACAATACAAGTACAATTACTTTAGCCAATGCTCCATTATTTGGAACCGAAGTAACAGTAGTTAAAAAGACTGGAATCCCATGGGACGGTAAGCAGTATACCGGAGATGTTAGTGTAATTTACGATTCAAGCACAGTTGCTAACTTCATTAAAGCCGCTCCGGGTGTATGGTACACAGGATTTAAAAGTTAAACTAGCAGTTTAAAGCTGTTGATAAATATAAGATAAAGAGAGATTAGTATGCAAACTAAAGACGTAACTGGAATTCATATCGAAGGTCATATTCATATATATGACCCTGTTTCTAAGGAAACTTTTATTAACAAACGTAATGCAATTCATTACGAAAATATCAGTGTAGCCTTAGCTAAATCATTGTCAAACAGCACAGATGGCGGATTTATTTACAATATGGCTTTTGGTAACGGTGGAACAAGTGTAGATCCTACAGGGATTATTACATATCTTACGCCAAATACTAGCGGTACAAATGCAAGTTTGTATAATCAAACATACGCTAAAGTTATTGACCCGAATGCATCAACTAATATTGACCCAACACGTAATTTTACTGAAATTAGGCACGTAACTGGTACAAATTATACCGATATTTTCTGCACCTGCTTGTTAGACTACGGCGAGCCTAGCGGACAAACTGCTTACGATACATCAGTTAACAGCGAACAAACTTATGTATTTGATGAATTAGGATTACAAAGTTACAGTAAAAGTGGTGAAAGTTTACTACTAACACATGTAATTTTTCACCCAGTATTAAAAAGTTTAAACAGACTTATACAAATTGATTATACAGTTCGTATTCAAAGTTTAACTGGCTTGGTAGGAGTTTAATAAATGACTTATTCTGTTGCATACACAGATTCGACTAATCCTGCAAAACCGGCCATTACGGTTGCTGATGGTACAGTTAATCAACAAACTAGTTTATCATTTCCTGGGCAAACTTATGCAGGATATGCTTCACTGATTGCAGGAAACATGTTGCATTTGTTAGAAAATTTTGCAAATTCTTCAGCTCCAAATAATCCAGTGCAAGGTCAACTATGGTATGATACATCATCTGGAAATAATATCCTAAGAGTTTATGATGGATCGGGTAATTGGCCTGAAGCAGGATCAATTAAGCGTGAAGGAAAATCGACCTTAACTACAACAGGTGGTGTTCCTGATGTATCTAATAGTAATCCGGGCGATTTATGGGTAGATACTGATAATAGTCAGTTGTATTTGTTCTCAGGAACAACATGGTTATTGATTGGACCTCAGTTTAGTTCGGGTCTTTCAACTGGTCCTTTAGTGGAATCTATTGTTGATACTGCTAACGTAACACATAGCGTAATTTCAATGTATGCATCTAGCAGTTCAAACAGCGCCGCATACAGAGTAGCAATTATAAGCATTGATTCATTTACACCAAAATCTGCAATTAACGGATTTTCAACAATCAATGCTGGTATAAATTTATATTCAAATTCAATCGATCAAGGTACTACATATATTTGGGGTACTGCACAGCAATCTAATTCTTTAGTCGTTGGATCTGGATCGACTCAAACAGTAGTTTCAGGTAGTAACTTTCTACGTTCAGACGTAGTCAGTACAACCAATAACGGATTTAATGTTAGAAATACAAGTGGTATTAGTATCGGTAGTGATTTAAGTTTGACAATCGGTCAAGGTACAAATACATTTTTATTCAATAGCAAAAGTAGCACAAATAATATAGATTTCTTATTAAACGGTTCTAATTTACTTCATTTAGATGTATCTGGAAAAGTTTCAGTAGGTGCACCTACAACAGTATCGGGTTCAATTACGTCAGGAGTAGTTGGAACAGCTGGCGGATTAGCAGTAACAGATGGTGGTTCTCCACAAACTACTGTATTTTCTGTTAATAACTCTAGCGGAGTAACTACTTCACTAGCAACAACAATTAATAATAATTTAAACTTAGGCGGAGTCCTTCAAATTAGTTCATCTGCTCCAACTGGTTCTATTATTTTACCTCCAGCATTAACTAACGCAACTCCACAATACGATATCGGATCTCAAACACATCCTTTCAGAAATATTTTTGCACAGTCTTTTGTAGGAAGTTTTACTGGTAACTTTACAGGAACAGTTACTGGTAGTGTATCTGGAACAGCAAACAGTCTTAATCAATTAATTACATTTAAGCTAGCAGGCGATGTTGTGTCTTCAGACGGCGGAACTGGATTCAACGGACAAAGTGCAACAGGCTATGCTGTGTTGAATACACAATTAAGCCCAACAGTTATTAACTCACAAACAACTTCTTTAGTATCTAATACATCCGATCAATTCCTTGTATATCAATCGAGCGGAAGTGGTTCTAGCGGTTCTTTAGTTAGTATGTCTAAAGCAGTATTGCTACAAATAGATTCAACATTAAAAACTAGTGGATACGGAGTTCCAATTGGCGTAATTTTACCTTTTGCAGGAATTCCAAATATTCGAGCTATACCTAATGGTTGGTTATTATGTGACGGATCAGAAGTTAGTCAGTCGACTTATCAAAGTTTATTTAAAGTTATTGGTAATACATATGGTATACCACAAGGTGTAGGAACTTTTGTATTACCAGACATGCGCGGAAGATTCCCGTTAGGTCGAGATAATATGAATAACCTTACAGATGTGACTGGGTTTACTCAAGCAACAGACGGGTCTGGACATTCTATCAACACTGGCGGACAAATTGGTGCGGCTCAGCGTGTTAGCGATACTACTGCCGATACAGTCGGCGGAGGTGCAGGATACCAAACAGCAACATTGCAAACATCTAATCTGCCAGATCATACACACAAACTTACCGACCCAGGCCACCATCACATTGATCCGTATGCAGAAGGTGGAGTACCGTTTGATGTTGTTCCAAATACATATGGCTCCGCTGGTTCTAGTGCAACAGATAGCGACCAATCACGCTATTATACCAGTACAGAAGTTACAGGTATATCAGTTGGCGGAGTCAATACTTCAACATTAGGATCAGCAATTAACATTATGAATCCTTACTTGACTCTAAACTACATTATCTTTACTGGTGCTAATTTATCATGAGCTATTCAATCTTATTAACAAACGGAACTAAACTAGTTGCAGTTCCTAATGGTACAATAGACCAAACTGCAACAGATTTGACCTTAATTGGACAAAATGCATCTGGTTACGGATTGTATGTCAACGATAATTTTGTGCATTTGTTAGAAAATTTTGCAAATACAACACAGCCAAATAATCCAATTAAAGGCCAATTATGGTATGATACTAGTCAAAATCTTTTGCAAGTGTACAATGGCACAACATTTACACCTACTGGAAACACACTGGTAGCTTCTACTGCACCGAGCGGATTAACAACTGGCGGGTTCTGGATTAATAATGCTACTAGTCAGTTATTTTTTAACGATGGCACACAAACAACATTAGCTGGTCCCATCTATACTAAATCTCAAGCACCGTCTGGGTTTGTTGTACAAGACATACTAGATGTTAGCGGAGTTTCTCATACTATTGTCTTGCTATACATTGCAAATACATTAATGGGAATTTTTGCAAAAGAATCATTTGTTCCTGCTAGTAGTATTAGTGGATTTACATCAACAGCAGTTTTTACAGGATACACTAATGGAACAACATTGACTGTTACTTCAGTAACATCTGGAACTATTAGTATAGGGCAATCAGTATCTGGAGCAGGTATATCTTCAAAAGCAATTATTACTGGATTTGGTACAGGCCCAGGTGGAATAGGAGTTGCACAAGGAAAACTTGGAACCTATACACTAAGTACAAGCCAAACTGTTGGTAGTTCGGCTAGCCCGATTACTATTACATCGATTCAAGGAACAATTAATATTGGATTTAATGTCAGTACTTTTGCAGGTATTAATTTTAATGTTCCAACATCACAGTCTAGTAAATTACTAGCGGCAGATGGATCATTAAAATCTGCAGAACAATTTTTATCTACAGACACTTACCAAAACTCAACTAGCGGGACATTGTCGATTAATAATGCAACACCTTTAATATTAGGAACTTCTGCTCAATCACAAGTTACAGTAAGTTCCACATTGCTAGAAATAGCATCAAATATTTCTAGTCAAGATTTTGAAATATCATTGCCTGTTAGTACTAACAGTTCTTCAATTTTTGTAAGTTCAAACACTGGAAACGTTGGAATTAACGGATTTAATTCGGGAAATAGACCTCAAGCAACCCTAGATGTAAATGGTACATTTAGAATTAGTACAGCAACACCAGCATCTAGCACAGCGGCAGGCGTAACAGGACAAATAGCGTGGGATTCTAGTTACATGTATGTGTGTACTGCGGGTGGCGTTGGCGGTAGTGCTACTTGGAAACGAGTAGCGTTAGGAACCTTCTAACAGCAAAACTATGATAAATACACTGAAATAAGGAACAAGCGACACCATGTCATATACAATTAACCATTATAACGGAACATTACTTGCAACAGTTGCGGACGGCACGGTTGATACTTCCACAGATCTTACCCTAATTGGTAAGAATTATGCAGGATACGGCCAATCACAAAACGACAATTTCGTTTGGTTGCTTGAAAATTTTGCAAATACTACCCAACCACCTAATCCACTTGCTGGGCAAATTTGGTATGATAGTGGTAATAAAAAATTAAAATTTTGGGACGGTAGTTATTTCCGTCAAGCCAACGGAGCAGAAGTTGGTACTGCCCAGCCAGCTGGTCTAACACAAGGCGATTTCTTTTTTAATACAGCAAGTAACCAGCTTTATGTTTATAACGGTAGCGGACTTACACTTGTTGGACCACAAGAAGTCACAGGAGCAGGTACAACACAAATGCAATCAGTTAGTTTAACTGATTCATCAGGTTTACATTCATACCCAGTTATTCAAGCTATTGCTAACGGAACTGTAGTTGCAATTATTAGCAATTCTTCCTTCACAATGGCAAATAACGTAGTTCCAGGATTTGATCAAATTGTTCAAGGTATTACTTTAGTAGATACTCAGGCATCTACTAATGGTGTTACATCTGGTGGATACAGATTTGAAGGAACTGCAAGTAACGCATTAATGCTAAATGGATTGCCTGCAAGCTCGTATGTTACATTAAGTAGTTCTGCATTTACACAAGCAAGTTTTTCTTCAGGATTTACTGTCGGTGCAAACAATAATTTGAGTTTATCAATTGCCTCGGGCAATGTAATTAACGTAAGTCAGCCAACTGTATCTCTTACAAGTACTGGTGGATTCTTATTTCAAACTACTGCACTAAACGGAAGCACAGTTACTCCATTGGAATTGATTGGAACTGATTTAATTCCAGGACAAAGTGGAGTTTCGAGCCTAGGTAGTTCGTCTTATCAATGGTTAAATGTATATGCTAGTTCTTTTGTAGGAACAGCAACACAGGCAAATTTAGTTAATTTACCGGGATACGGTTATGCACAAGCTAATATGACAGCTTCTGCAAACACAATCGCTGGACGTGACGGAAATGGCAATTTATCTGCTAATTTATTCCAAGGAACAGCAACATCTGCTAACTATGCTGACTTAGCGGAAAAATATCTTCCAGATGTAGAATATGCACCTGGTACAGTTGTTATGGTTGGCGGTGAAAAAGAAATTACTGCATGTACAACTGATGGATATGCACTAGGAGTTATTAGTACTAACCCAGCATATATGATGAACAGTGAGTTAAAAGGCGGCGTTTATGTTGCTCTAAGAGGTCGTGTTCCAGTAAAAATTGAAGGTCCTGTTAATAAGGGTGATTTAATTTATCCAGGATCAAATGGATCAGGTTTTTCAATTAATGCTACACCAAATATGACTACTACTTCACCTGGAAATAACCCATTTGCTATTGCCTTAGAAGACAAATTAGATGCACAATACAATGATATCAATATTATTGAATGTGTAATTCTATAAAAATAAATATCGCAGACGAGGAAAACAAATGACAGCTATTTTTACCGGTTATATTAGTGGAACAACATTAACAGTTAGTTCTGTTGCAAGTGGAACTATTCTTGTTCCAATGAGTATTACCGGTAGCGGTATTTCTGCAAACACATATATTACTTCTGGAATTTCAGGTGCAGGTTCAACAGGAACATATACAGTAAGTGTTAGCCAAACATCAGGTAGCAGTGGATCTCAAATTACAATTACAGGTACAACACCTTTAATTTTAGCTAACGATTATAATACAATTTATAACACAATATCTCCAATCCTTGGAAGAGCTTCAACAGGTTACGGTCAAATACTGAATAGTAGTACAGTTAGTTCTGGAAATACTATTTCAACAGCCCAATGGAACGCATTACAACAAGATATTACAAACGTTTATCAACATCAGTTAAACAATACTCCAAGTCCTGCACTAACTACTGCGTCTTCAAGTGTAAAAATTAAAGAAACAGACAGAATTGCATACTTAACAATGTCATCGGCATTGGCAAATAGTGGATCTGGTAGTATAGTTAACGGTATTACATACCCAGGGTGCTATGCAATTCCTCCAAACGGACAACTTGCAACTCCAACAATTGGTACTCCAACATCGGGCGGCTTTCCATTTATTACTGCAAGACAAGGATCGAGCAGACCATGGGGCGGCACAAGTATTACTAACCCTTCATCAGGATCTGTAGCCGCTAGTGGTTATATTAGCGGAACTACAATGACTACTATTACTACTCCAAGCGGAAGTTTTGCCGCTGGAATGACAGTCACTGGTTCTGGTGTAAGTGCAGGAACGGTTATTACAGCAGTAAACGTTGCTACTTTCTCTGGTTATATTGTTGGAAATATTTTAACAGTTTCTGGTGTAACTGGGCCACTTAGCGGGGGTATGTTGTTGTTCGGCGGCGGCGGCAATTTAGCGGCTGGTACAATAGTTACAGGCGGCGGCGGATCAACTTGGACTATTGCTGGACCGGCCCAAACAGTTGGTAGTGCCGGAAGTTTACAACCATTCTCGGCTTATTCTTATACTGTTAATAATACTCAAACAGTTGCTAGTTTAGCTTTACCAGAAACACTAACATGTACTTTTAATGTTTCTGAAAGTAATACTCCTATTATTTCTAATACAGTTACAGTTACATTCCCAAGTGGAACAGGATATTCTGGATCGCAAGCCGCAAAATATTTCTTCAATTCAGGCGGATCGATACAATTTAGTGCTAGTATGAGTTCTCCAGGCACTATATCTCCAACTATTCCAACATCAGCAGGAGCAGTGCCAACAACTGGTACTAAGAACTATTCTTGGTATACTATTTTAAATGGTATGGGAACAGTCACTTTTAGCTATTATGGAACTAGCCCATCAGGTTCAGGAACAGGCACTGGCAATGGCTGGCAATATTTCTTAAACAATGCAGGCGGTCCGTTAGTTCCTATTTTTACAAATAGTGTAGGTGCTCCTGGTTCTAGTGTATATGCACCGAATCAATATACAATTTGGGCACAACTAAATAGTGCCGGAAATCAACTTACATTCCAAATTATGTTTGAAGATTTATCAAGTGGATTCCCTGTAGTAACTGGTACTGCAAACTCCACAGGTGCTTCAAACACTGTCTTCTTAAGTAGTGTTTCAAACATAATTCAAGGTACTGTGATTTTGTTTAAAGGTACAGGCGGAAATGGATTATCAGCTGGATCTCCTGGATCGACATATTATGTTGCAAGTGTAAATTCTGGAAATAATAGTGTAACACTAGCTACTAGCTATAATAATGCGACAGCGGCTACACCAATTACATCAGATGTGGCCCTGAGTACCGGGTCATTAAGCGGAACAACATTCCAAGCGGCAGGTACAGAAGATTTCTACAAGACAACAGTCAATCCTTACGACATTGACGAAGATGTTACAGGTACAGTAGCAAGCGAAGTTAATATTTCGTATGCATCCGGTAACTATGTAACAATGGCACCAGTGTCCAATTTATACAATTATTTGCCAGCAATTGGCCAAATAACTTCTCTCTAATTACTTGACAAGCTAACTACTGTAGTGTATCATAGTACACTACGGAGTTTCTTATGGATGAAAGAATTGAAAAAGCGTTTGCAGTTGCAAATTATACTGCTACACTTTCAAATCAAAGAAGAATTATTTTAGAAGAATACAACCAGAAATTGGTGTATTATACCAACGGTGCAACATTCAAAATCACACCAGATTTAATCAGCTTTACTAAAACAGTCATAGATTTAGGTTATACTAACGATGTGGCATTTATAGATGTTAATAACTTTCCAGTTCTTATTGGAGATGTTCAAAAGTTTTTAGATGATATTTCTTTTATATATTTTGAATCTACGAACGACTATGCTGTAAAGTATAATGATTTAAAACGCAAAAGAAAGATTGCGGATATAGTCGAGCTATGACAATAGGTGCGGTGCTTATTGCACAAAATAATTCTAGTATTGATTATATTAAGATGGCAATTTTTGCCGCAAGTAGAATTAAACAATATCTAGATATTCCAGTTAGTCTAATAACGGATGACCATAAATGGTTGCAGGCTAATTTCCCCGATCACGGATTTGATAAAGTTATACAATTAGAAGAATCGGGTCCTGCACAACACAGAAGATTCCATGACGGATCTCTCACAGGAATAACTGCAGAATGGAAAAACTTTTCTCGTAGTAGTGTTTATGATTTAACACCATACGATAGAACACTTGTTATGGATACTGATTACATTTTAAATTCTAGTGTACTTAAACCTGCATTATATAATCAATACGAATTTCAAATTTACAGAAACAGTTTTGATTTAGTTTCAGAACGAGAACTCAATGCATTTAAACGTATAAATCCTTTTAGTATCCCATTTTACTGGGCAACAGTTTTTATATTTGATAAAACGCCTTTGATGCAATCTTTCTTTGACCTCATAGAATATATTAAGGTAAATTGGATTTATTTTAGAACCCTTTATACTATTGATGCTCCTGCATTTAGAAATGATACAGCATTTAGTATTGCAATACATATCTTTAATGGAAAAACAGAAGGTGAATTTACTGTAGAATTGCCTGGTAAAATGATTTATACATCGGACAAAGATATATTGATTAGTACTGATGGCAACAAAATGAAATTTTTAGTAGAAAAGAAAAATCATTTAGGAGAATATACTGCAATAAAAACCACAGGGTTAGATGTGCATGTTATGAACAAATTTAGTTTAAATCGTTATATCGATGGAGGCTATGGTGTCTAAAGGATTTTTAATTTTTGCACAAAATACAGATACAGTTGATTATATTCAACAAGCCTATGCATTGGCATTAAGTATTAAAAATAGTCAAACTGAAGTAAAGGATGTTTCTCTGGTTACCAATAGTGCTGTTTCTAAAAAATATCGAAAAGCATTTGATCAAATCATTCCTATTCCTTGGTTTGAAAATACAGCAAGCAATCAATTTGCGGCCGAGCACCGCTGGAAATTATATCACGTATCTCCATACCATGAAACAATAGTACTAGATGCAGACATGCTAATGTTAGAAGATATAAGTGACTGGTGGAAATATTGCGGCAATTTTGACATCAAATTCTGTTCATATATTACTAATTACAAACAAGAACATATTCCTGTTGATAAATTTCATAGAAAAACATTTATTGCTAACAAGTTATCAAACCTATACTTTGCATTACACTACTTTAAAAAATCGGATACAGCATATAATTTTTATAAAGTACTAGAATTTATTTGTAATAACTGGGAAGGATGCTATGACATTTTTGCCCCTAATTATTATCAAAAATGGTTAAGTATGGATCTTGCTTCGGCAATTGCTATCGAAATTATGGGCATACATCAAGAAGCATTAGATGTATTAAATCCTATGAGATTTGTGCATATGAAAGTTCCTTTGCAAGATTGGCCAGTTGGTGTCGATAGCTGGCAAGATATTGTACCGTTTGTTTTAAATGAACGTGGAGATTTAATTGTCGGTAATATAAAACAACAGGGTGTATTTCACTATGTTGAAAAAGATTTCATGACAACAGAACTAATTGAACAGTTGGAGGAAATAAATGGCAAGATTTAAATTTACTCCTCCACAAAAATACTATTTGATTTACGATAAAAAGTCGGGAGTTATAACACATATTTCTAATCAAAAATCCCCTACAGAAAAATGTGCATTTGAAATATCTGCGGAAGAATATGACGCATTTATGAAAAAAGAAAAGTACACTAGGGATTATATAATAGGATATTCTAAAGGCATTAATGGAAAAACAGAGTTAACATTAATGCAAATAACAAACCAATTGTACGGATTTAGAAATAGTGTTTTTCAGTGGATTAAAAATCCTCCTAATAAAAATACAGAATTAATTGTCGAGTGGAATGCAAATGAAAAAAATTGGTGTTTTAGATTAACTGAAAAAGCCAAAACAAGGCTTGCTGATAGTATAACTAATAATACTATATTTTTTGTAATGCTTAAAAATGATTTTGATTTTCTAATCAGAAGCATACTAATTGATGTTAAAGATTTGATGGAACAGGAAAAGATAATAGTTCCTTTTGCAAGCAAAATAGAAAATCAAATAGACAAGATATCCATATCATCAAGGATATACTTTCAAAGTTACGGATTAATTAAAAATGGATAAAATTAAAATTATCGAACAAGACATCATCTTTCTTAGTTATGATGAGCCCAACGCTGAAAAGAATTATGCTGATTTGTGTACTAAGGTGCCTTGGGCTAAACGTGTACATGGAGTTAAAGGCAGTGATGCCGCGCATAAAGCCTGTGCCGCATTAAGTGAAACTGAATACTTTGTTACAGTCGATGCTGACAATATTGTTGATCCAGATTTTTTAAATGTAGAGATAGATTTAGAAGAAATACGATGTACTCCAGAAAATGTTTTTAGCTGGTGTGGCAAAGTACACGTTAACGGACTTATGTACGGTAATGGTGGACTTAAATTATGGACACGTAAGTTTGTTAACGAAATGAAGACACATGAAAATGCAGATCCTAATGATGCAAAAGGTCGTGTAGAATTTTGTTTTGATAATCGCTACTATCAATTTAATACTAGTTATAGCGAGAGCTTTACTAACGCTACTCCGTTCCAAGCATGGAGAGCAGGATTCCGTGAAGGCGTAAAAATGTCATTGGATCAAGGCAATAAGGTAAATGACCTTAAAAAGATTTGGTGGCAAAACTATCATAGATTACTTGTATGGTGTTCAGTAGGTGCCGACGTAGAAAACGGAATTTGGAGTATAATGGGTGCAAGAGAAGGCTGTTATAAAACTATGTTTACAGATTGGGACTACAGCCAAGTTCGTGATTTTGAATGGTTAACAGAATACTGGAACACTACACACGAGCAAGCAGAGCCAGAAGAAATGTCAAAGTATATTAACTTCTTAGGAAAAGAACTTGCTAAACAAGGTAGTTTAGAAATTGCTAATTTAGATGGTGCAGGTAGTAAATTCTTTAAAACTGTATATCTTAATACTCCACGTATTATTGGAAGACGCAAATAATGTACGATATTATCTTTATTTCATATGATGAAGAAAATGCAGATGAAAACTTTGCTAGTTTAAAAGAACGATTTCCTTTAGCAAAGCGTGTACACGGTGTTAAAGGAATTCATCAAGCTCATATTGCGGCCGCAAAGAAAGCCATGACTAAAATGTTTTGGGTCGTAGATGCCGATGCAGTTATACTAAATGATTTTAATTTTGATTATGAAGTAAGCGAATGGGACTTAGACGTAGTCCATGTTTGGCGTAGTATTAATCCTATTAATAGCTTAACATATGGTTATGGCGGAGTTAAACTATTACCAAAATTTCTTACAATGAATATGAATACAGATACTGTAGATATGACTACAAATATCAGTAGTAAATTTAAAGCAATAGATAAGATAAGCAACATTACAGCCTTTAATACAGATCCATTTAGTACTTGGCGTAGTGCATTTAGAGAATGCTGTAAACTGGCAGTGATTAATAATGAGGAATCGTTAGCTAGATTACACGTCTGGTGCCAATTAAATACCAATGCAGAACACGGTAGTTATGCATATATGGGTGCTATTCAAGGCAAACAATACGGTGAAAAAAATGCCTCCGATAAGGAGGCACTTGCTAAGATTAATGATTTTAATTGGCTACTAAATCGTTGGCAAGAGGAAAAATCTCAGCTATAACTTTTGCACAAGCAATAGCAACTTCTTGATGCTCTTTTTGTGTACCATTAGCACTACGTAGTTCGATAAAATGTACCCAACTGCGTAGTGTACCATTCATATAAATTCTACTTTCGATTAATCCTTCAGGCAATACAGCACGGGCTTGCTCTTTAGCAATGCCATTTACAATAGCCCATTCATATGCTTCGCGGCATTTTTCAATAACGCCTTTTTGAATGTTTTCCCAACCAGCGGCAAGGAAACGATCAGCATCGTTTGTTAGATCCAAATCTATGCTGTTCTGTCTATTTTTAAGATCCTGTCTTCGTGCATCGCGATATACGAATGATAAATCTTTCGTTGGATCCGCGTAGCGTTGGCTAAATTCTTGGAAACTGAAACTTCTGTGTCTGAGTATTTGTCTTGCAATATCTCTTGTTGTTGTGATTTCAATGCAGGCGCTGACCATTTCAAGTGGGCTCCAGTGCTTGTGTTTGATGAGATATTTGATGAGCTTTTCTGATGTTTCAGTGTTAAGTTGGTTGGAAGGATTGGACACACGGGCGCAATATGCGATAAGTTCCTGCGCATCATCAATGCCCATAGAAGCAAATTCTTGTGTTGGCTGGCTGAAACTGAGTAATCGGACATTCATCTATAACTTCTTTCTCTTTAAAAATTTTTGAGTCTCTTTTTCAATATCTTTTTTGACTCGTTCTGTGTCGAGTTTGAAGTCTATGTTGTCGATTCTTTCTTCGTATGTTCTACAAAGTTTTCCAAGATTCTTTTCAAAAGACTTCCAACCCTCACGCTTGGTTTTTGCTGTTATTTTTATTTCCCAAGTTTTACCATCTTTAAAATTGACCAAAACGGTATGGAGATACCCTAGAGGTAACACGTTTAAGTGTACTTCACCGAATACTTCAGGCCAATGTTCTATGACGTCCTTGGGAAGTGGTCTTCCCGATTTGGTCATTTAACTATTGTTTTTTTCTTAGTAGGTGACAATTCTTCTGCTTTACGGCGCATTTCTGCGGCTTGTTTAGCTAGCTTATCTGCTTGACTACGGAAAAATTTTGCTTGATCTTCTGGTGTTGCATCGACTGCTGGTTCGGCATTAACAACTTCGGCTGTTGGTTTAGCTTCAGGCTTCTTAGCAGTTTCTGTAGTTTTAACAAGCTGATTTTCGGCAACCTTGGCATTAGCATTATCTTTAGGATCAAGACTTGATTTCAATGCTAAATCGTCAACTGATAAACCACGCTGTTCAGCAATGATTTGATTTAGTTCTGAAAGCACAATCGAAAATCCAGTAGTTGGAGTCATTTCAACAGCACTAGTACCAATTTTAATTAGTCTGTTATTACCATGTAGCCAACGTAACATATTTGAACCATCTGGGAATCGACTACGATCCAACGCTTCTGCAAATTCATAAGCATCTTGTCCAGCACTACTCTCGACTAGATTAATCAAAGAGTCATGGTAAATGTCAGGCAAGTTTTCTGTTGGGACAATCAAACAATAGTAAGCATCCCCTGGCAACGTGCGATATGCCACTACACATTTTTTGTTAGTGGCAATAACGCGGCCGATGTGTTTAAGTTCAGCCATAGTATTATACTCCTGCTACAGTATTTGCAACTGCTTGATCGGCTGGTGTTTGAGCTGGCGCTTGAGCCGGTGCTTGAGCTTGTTGCTGTTTAGCAACTGTATTCAAGAATGTTTCTAGTTTGGTATAAGTTTGTCCAACTGCTACCATTTCGTTTGGTTTGAATGCACCACGTGAACTAGCAATATCGATAATTACTTTTAACGAGTTCAAATCGTTAATAGTCAAATCTGTGCTATCTTGTTGTGGTTGTTGTACTGTATCTGTCATATACGTATCTCCTTTGAAAGTACGTATATAATTATCTCGTTTGAAGATGTGGACAGGCAATTGTGAAAAAACTTAGTTCTTTTTCTGATTCAAAGCCTATGGTAGTATTATACACGATTGTGTTAGTATTATCCAGTTCTATGTCCTGCCCGATGTAATATCTATTGTTTAGATTTTGGCGAATCCAGCTATCTACAGCTCTAACCAGCTGTGGAGTGTATCTATCTAAAGTAGTGTATTTAAAATGCGGGCAGGCAAACTCGACCCTACGTAAGTCAAAGTAGTTTAAAGGATTGGGTTTGCCTGATTTTAATGCCATTATGCGTGTTCAGTTTTAAATTCGTAATAAGCATGTTCACCAAATGGTGGAACAATCTTATCATTACCATGGATAATGAATACTGTATCACAGTAGTTTTCATCACCCCAGCTACCCCAAGGATAACCGTCAGTAAACATGATAAACTTCTTAGGCTGAATATCATTTTCCTTCATGTATTCCCAGTTAGCATCGAACTCAGTTCCGCCACCGCCCATTGGCTCGTAGTTATCAAAGTCATCCATTGAATAACCATCATAATCTTGTTCGTTGTAAACACGAGTATCGAAGCACCATACTTTAATTTTAAAGTCCTTGTACTCTTGCATAATACCCTTAATCTCTGTTAAGAAGTCTTTTGCTTGCTCGTCTCCAATAGAACCAGACATGTCAATTGCTACACAGATGTCAATAGTTTCTTGAAACTGTTGACCTGGAAGAATAGCACTCATGTGCCAACCTTTGCGGTTAGGACGCATAAAACTAAAGTCATTTTTAATAGTGCTTTGAATTTGTTGACGTAGTATTTCACGCCAATTCATCTTAGGCTCTGTGAATTCCTTAATCATGCGCTGTACGCTAGCAGGAGTATTACCCGCACCCGCGGCTTGAGCGGCCGCGATAGTTGCTTCGCGCATTTCGTCACGAATTTCTTTTAACTGTTCTTTAGTATATTTTGGCTGGCCATCTTTACCATCTTTACCCCAGTCAATGTGTTCATCTAACAATTGACCAAGAGCTTGTAATTGTTGTTCATCATATTCATCGTAAATCTTGTCATAAATTTCTTCAGCACTCATGCCGTAGTATTTAGGATCATGGAAGATTTTGATGTCTGGAACATTGTGATCGCCGATGTGATCACGGACAGTTTGTCCGTTTACGCAATAGTCTGCGGCAATGTTAAAAATTTGTGGATCTCGTCCTTCACGACGGCCCATGTGATCAAATACATTATGCAAGATTTCGTGTGCAATAACGAATTCGACTTGCTTAATAGTAAGTTTTTCAAAAAACTCTCTGTTGAAATAGATGTGACGTCCGTCTGTAGCGGCTGTCGGTAACCATTCAGATCCTTCTTCAATTTTAAGACGTGTTGCTAAGTTTCCAAAAAACGGATGACGCAACAGTAGACCCACACGGGCTACGATAATTTTGTCAATTACTGGATCGGTATGTGACATGTTTTTCCTTAATTGTTACTATAGTATATATTATAACACCTCCCGCAGGAGGTGTCAAATAGTGCTAAAACCGATTATTTTTCAGTAGCTTGACTAATGTATTTGCCAAACTTAGCATGGAAATCATCAAAGCATTTGATTTCATCTGGATCCAATGGCAACTTGTAAGTGCTCAAAGCCAATTTAGTACCCATAATAACCAATTCTGTTTCGAAGTTATTCATCATAAATTCGAAGAAGTAGTTAACTTGATCATTCCAATCTTTAGCTTTCTTCTCGCAAGAATCTTTCAATTCGTAGCACAATGACACAGTCAACGAGTACATAGCTGAAATTTCTTTTGAGTCCATTTTCTTAACTTTACCACTCAAAATGTCGCTTGGGTTAGGCATCTTTGATGCAACTTTACGGTGAGCCATAAAGCTGATTGCCAAACCTTCACCAACAGAACCGCATGTAAGATCAGTCAATGTATCAACATCTGTGTCGTCGTCTGTAAGCAATTCGCTTACAAAACTCCAAGAGCGGGGTGTAGCAAATGCACGTGAGCTAGACTTTGGATCGAAGTCATACAAGCTCTTTTTAGAGAAAGTCAAATAGCCAACAACGTCCTTGTGGATTTTGTTTTCAACAGCCCATTCAAACCAGTCATCCCAGTTAACTTGCATTTCCAAGTGAACAAAACGGTTTGCCAATGGAGCAGGCATACGGAATGTAACACCCTTGTCAGTTTCACGGTTACCAGCCGCAACAATTACAACATTGTCTGGTAATTGATATGCACCGACTTTACGGTTAAGGATAAGTTGATAAGCGGCGGCTTGTACAGCAGGTGCCGCAGAGTTCATTTCGTCCAAGAACAAAATGATTTGTTTGTGATTTGAAGCAAAGTCCTTGCTTGGAAGTTCTGCAGGAGGTGCCCAACGCATAGTACCATCATTGCTATCAAAATATGGAATACCTTTAATATCAGTAGGTTCCCAAAGTGAAAGACGAACGTCAATAACATGAGCTTCTAGCTCATCGCCAAGTTGTTTAATAATGTCAGATTTTCCAATGCCTGGAGGGCCCCATAGGAAAAGCGGACGCTGATTTTTAAATGCTTTACGCAAAGATTTTTTGGCACCGCTTGGGCCCACTGTGCGACTATTGATTTCTGCCATTTTTAAGTTCCTAACTTAGTTAAAAAATTGTGCGAATAATGCTGTGTAAGTATGTATTATAAGGCAGAGTAGGAGTTAAGTCAACTATTATTTTGACTTGCGAGTTCTTTTTCTCGCTCATTCATAGCTTTAATTAAGCCGAATTTTCTGATGTCGTCTGAAAACAACATTAGCTCAAAACCTTTGCGTTCTGAGAAGACAGTGATTGACATGGGGGTAAGATAGTAAGGGCAGTCCACGTATCTTTCTAAAAATATAATTGTTTGTGGACTTAGTTCGATTGGTTCAGTAAACGGAACTTCGTACGCTTTCAAATCCAATTCTTGAGTTAAAAATTCGTAACCTTCGTCACTTAACCGAAAGTTATTTTGCTTACCTGCTCTTGTACTTTGCCACCATTTACGACCAAATATTTTAACATTGGCATCATCTATGCTTTTGCCCCACTGTTGTAAAAATATTTTGGTTAATGCATCTCTGGTTATCATTTTACTACTGTGCCAGTGGTCAGCATAACAACTTGGAAATCATCACATCCAAATGTCATGTTGAGCTTTTTAGCTAGATTGCGAGCATGTCCTGGATTACTAAAGGAGACCTTTTTATATTTAGGTCCAGGATAATTAACAAGGCTATTAAACGATTTTAAATTAAACGGTTCGTTTTTATAGAACACAGCCCATATTGCGTCGGCTTCTAAAATCTGCTCGGCCTTATAGGTCTTTTTATTGACGTGCTCTAATAGTACTTTAGGTTTAGGTCGACTCATAATGCGTATCCAATTATATACGCATATATTTATCCTATTAGTCTTTAAAACTTCCGCCGTCTAACTGTATTTGTACTACTTCTGTTGCAGAACTGTTTTTAAGCTGATTAAACATGCTTTCATAGTCTTGTAGTAGTTTATCTTGTATTTCAGCAAGTGCTAAACTTAGTAATCTAGCGGCTTGAATAGGTATTCTTACTTCTTTTTGTTGAGCAAGTTCAGCACTTCTGATTACTTGAATAAGGTTTGTGATTGGTGTTAGATTAATCTGATTTTGCATTAGACAGTACCTGTTTCATTTCGATTTCAGTTTTAAACGGACCTTTGTATGGGTTACGTTCCAATGTAATTAATTTAGGGCAAAAACTCTTAACCCAACCTTTATTAAATTGAATGGTATAATAGCCTGCACAATACAAACTTTTACTAGCATTACTTTTGGTAAACAATGGTAGTTTGTGTCTTACATCATACATAGCATTATAAGGTTTTACACTAGTAGGAAACCCGTGGCATTCATGTATGTCTTGTTTAGTAACTTTAACCTTAGTACTCGACAAGAAAAAATCTAATCCAAATTGTTTAGTCAAATCGTCTTTTTTGTTAAAAAAGACTTCTCCTTGTGTACTGCTAAGAACAAATTTATTATTTTCTTTTTTATGTAAGGTAGCTATTTTGGCACCGTCTTGCTCGACAATCCAAAATTTTCCATCTACAATTGGTTTAGCGTGTATCTCTGTCATTATTCTTCCTTAAAGTCTACTACATTACCGTCTGCATCTGCACAAATAATTCGTACAGTTTCACCGGCTTCATTTTGAATTTCAATAGGGCCCCAGACCCACCATTCGCTATCATCTTGATACCAAGAGTCTTCGCGTTCTTCTAATTCATAGATGCTATTTTCATCAATAAACTCTTGAATCTCTTCTTCCTCTTCCTCGGTAAGATCTTCAAAATCAACATCATACCAGCAACCGCCATCATCCATGCTAACAAGCTCAACGCTTTCGATATTGTTAACTTCGCAATCTAGCATATTGATGCTGTCTTTCTTGCCATCGCCACCGGGAACAAAAGTAAACTCAAACTCTGGAGGATTGTCATCTGAAGTTTCTACTGTCCATTCGCCCCAACGGAACCCGTTAGTAACTGTGATTTTACCCTCGCTTTCGCTTCGAATCCAATGTTCAATTTCTTGACAAGATTTTTTGTAATGTGTTTTAACGGTCCATAGTGCCATAATACTCTCCTAAAATGGGCATTTTGCTTTAACTGCTCTTGAATCTTTATAACGTAGTGCAATCATTTCTCGAGAATTCATATTATGCCATTCTTGTTGAGAAATTTGATGATGTGCAATTTTAACTTTCTTCTCACTCATAGGAACTAGATGTATTAACGGATCACCTGCTGTAAACTGCACAATCGAACCTTTACGCTGGAATGCGTTAACATTAGTACCGATTTGATTTTTATAATTTACAATAGCAGACAACACATAAAAATTTTCTAATGCATCTGTGTTATGCCAAGGACATCCATTCCATGTAAACTTAACACCAGTTTTTTCTTTAAACAACCATGGACTGTCTATTTTAATATGCCCACAATTTTTGTAAAGTGGTTCGCCGAATTGTGTACGACCATGGCCTGAGAATGTGCTGTTAACATCTTCACTATTAAAGTTTGCAGTAACACTTACTCCGCTTGGTAACACTTCGTTTTGCCAGTCTGCCCAATTAGGCAAAATAAATCCATTAGAAAATAAATCTGTAAAACCGACACACTTTTTCAATGTGCCAACTTTAGTCATTAATTTACTATGAGGATTTTGTATTGCCTTTTGATCTAAATATGGCGGCAGTTCCTTCCAAAATTTAGGAAGGAATTTATTTGCACGTTCTGGTTTGAAATTATGGAATATAATTTCATCTGCACAAAAAACGTCTACCGTAATTGTGGAAGGTCTGAAAAAGAAAAACATTATTCTGCTACTGGTAGTGATAGAGTTTCTTGAATTAGTTCAATTAATTCTTCTTCTGTACCTACAATAACTTTAGCTGTTTTCCAATCGTCGTCTTCGTTACGACCACCGACTTCGATCATAAAACCGTTGTCGTAGCGATTGATTGTGAAACTTTCGTTTACTTTTGTTAATTTTTCTGAAATTGCACTCATTTTAATTTTCCTCGGTTAGTTTACGCCAAGTAACATCTTTCTCAAGATATTTTGCTTGGAATGGTTCTGCATATTGCTGAATATTATCAGCAATCTTTTTCATATCCCAAGCATTGCAAAACTTGAGCATACGAATTCCTACCTGATCAACAGTCTTAGGCACAGCGTGAGTGTTGATAGTTTCTCTAATCTTAGCTTTAATGTCGTCGGGCTGTGCTGTTAAGTCACATAACTGCACATTGCGTTGGTAATCTTCTAAGACTCTGTGTTCTTGTCCATTGTGGTCGACCCAACGTTGCAACATGAGATTGTTCCAATTAAATCCTTTAGTCTTACGATCGGCAAATGCCTCTTGGAGACCAACTTTATTCTTTGACCCTTTTGTTCGAACACCTGGATAAGCCGAAAAGACATTATCCGATGTGTCGCCTCGCATACATTTTTCGAATAGCATCCACTCTGGATCTTGTGCAGGCTTAGGCTCGCCTGTTTTCTTGTCTTTAACAGGTTTACCTTTTGCATCAAATGTTCCTTCGTGTGTAATGTGATGATCTGCAACACCGTTATATTGACTAACTGTAGGACTTACTAATTGTGCAAAATCTCCATCTGTCGAAATAATAACATGTTTGGAATCTGGATGTGCTTGTACCCAGCCAGCAATTAAATCATCTGCTTCTAGATTGGGATGTTGCATTACAGTACAGTTAGTTTTTTCTGTAATGAAATTTTTAAACTCGTCAAATGCTTCCCAGAACAATTTATCTTCATCTTGTTCTCGTTGTGTCATAGCCGCACGATTTTCAGCACGGTTAGCCTTGTATGGCTTGTAGTAGTCTTTGCGCCAGCTACGACCTTCAAGGCAGAACACTACATGAGTGCCACCGAAGTCTTGCCAAGCCTTTTTGATACTGTTAAAAGTAATGTGAAATGCCATGCCGAGTTTGATATCAGCAGAGCCTTGAACTACGTGTCTAGCACGAAAGAATGTGTTAGCAGTATCAACTATAATATATGTCATTCTACAGATGCTTTCCCGTTACCGAGTTTACTTACGTTAATATAACCCATACCGCGATTCATGTCTTGCCCTTCATCTGCTAGCATATTTCTGGCAAGATCTCTAAACCAGCGATCTACGATTTCTTCGTCTGGATCACCGTCAAAACCGTATCCAGCTTGTTTCAATTGTAACACAAATATTTCATTCCAGTCAAGCTCAAAGAAACCATTACGAACATTTTCTTTGTTCACATGAGTATCTAATACTGCTACCCACGGTTCGCCACGTGCAGTAGCACGTTCTTTTGGACTCATTTTAGCAAGTTCCGCGGCCTTTTCAGCTTCAACAACTTCTTCTAATTTTTGTTTAGCTAATTTTTCAGCAACCGCGGCTTCAGCCAATGCTTGATCCTTTTGAGCTTCGATTTTATCGATGCCAAATAGTCGTTTAATTAAGTTTTTCATCATTATCCTTACAGTTACAATTTCTTCCTTGTCTACAATTACCTGTACACCCGTCATTTTTACTAAAACGAGCCACAACACCTACAAGTACTAAAACTAGTAATAGTGCTATAATCATTTCGAACATATTAGCTTTCCTCGTGGAAATCGTTAAAGTATGTAATCTTCTTTTCTACCTTAAACCCAGCTAGTCTTTGTAATTCTTCTTCCGCTAGCTTAGATTCCATATAGGCTTTGTAGCCATTTGGATCTAACATATAGTCGCATTCTTCTTCGGTCATCGGCGAATCGCCATTCATGCTTAATATTTGATTAACTTGGTTAATCTTAGCCTGTTGTTCAGGAGTATATTTGCTATCAGGTTTTCTTGACATCTCTTCTCTGAATAACACACTAACTTTTCCATCTTTGTCTTTCATTTTAATATTAAGGAAAGAAGAAAAGTTTTCTTTATCAAACTCGATACTATAAACTATTTTTCTCATTTTAGGTTCCCCACTCATTTTTAAATAACGGCACTTGCAATCGATCACTGTATCGCAAACCATGCTTCATTGCCATTAGTGCTACAGATTTAGCATTTAGGTTATACACACTTTCAACGCCTCCAACTGGCATAAAGTAAACATGACCTTTAAAACCTGCCGCACGATATTCACTAGCGGCTTTTAATGCATAGTCTCTATCTTCTTCGGTAGCAATAACAAACTTCAAATATGCTGTGCCAACTTGTTCGTACTCGCAAACTACTTCTGGGCGAATTGCTTCCTCCCACTTTTCGCCACTACATAGAAGTTTAGCACTTACACTAAATGTAATTTCTCTATCATCGTATGCACGTTTCCATGCATTTAGATAGTTAAAGAACTCTTCGCTTAGTCCCTGTGTACCATTTGTTTCAAATGTAATTTCTTTCAATCCTGACATTTTAGGATGATTAAGCAAGTCTGGGTAAGCACGTTGCCAACCCAATAATGGCTCGCCACCGGTAATAACCAAGTGTTCATCTAGCCATTCATTGTGCGGTAAAATTTCTGTAATTCTATCTGCGATTGCATCACTAGTAAGCATTGGACTAAGATCTTTAAAACTAGGATGCCAGCTAGCATAACTATCACATCCTGTGCTAACCAGTGGCAGTTCTTCATATTTGTTATATAAATGAACTACTTCTGAAATTTCGTCTGCTTCTGTACTTAGTTGACCCTTTGGCATACCAAATCCAGCACATTTAAAGTTGCAACCAAATGTACGCAAGAAAACAGACGGCACACCCATGTAACGTCCTTCTCCTTGGATACTATAAAATAATTCTGCGATTTTAATCTTACTCATCTTCGTCCTGTTCTAAAAATTGTGTTACTTGATCTTCAGCATCTTGTAAAAATTCTGCATATACTTTAAATGTAGCAACACCGTTACTAGCTCTAATGTCAAAAGGGATGGTGCCTTGCGGCAACCATCCTGGTCCTACTTCTCGTTTAATTTCAAACAACTGCAATGTTGAGTTGCGTAAACGATGTATTAAATTGTCAGTTATGTCTTTGGCGTTTTGCATCTCTAAATTCCTTAACATCTTTAACAGCACTTTTTAAAGTTTCTGCGTAATTAAGTGCTTGTTGCTCACCCATAATGAGATTAGATTCAACTTCGATGTAACCTTTAGTTAACAACGTCCAAATCTTTTGCCAACGATTAAGTGCCCACCACTTTGTTTTTTGTTGAGTATAGACAGTAACGCTAACACCTGTTTCATCTGCTTCTATCCACACGTTATGAGAATGATCGCAGTCGTCACACTCGCATACAATTTTATAGACTTTGGCATCGCCCCAGTCTTTTTTCATTAAAATGCCTTCGGCAGGTACTTGCGCTTCCATTATTTTGATGCCCAGTCTTGTTGTAGTTTAATATTGTCAAAGAACTCTTTCTTTGTACCCATATCTGTATTAAACGCACCACGCAATACTGTAGTCTGTGTTAAACTACTCTTGGCCATAATACCGCGATTCTCACAGCATCCGTGTGTAGCTTGAATATACACACCTAAGTCTGATGCTCCTGTGGCTTTTTGGATTTCCCTAGCAATGTCATTACAAAGTTCCTCCTGGAGAGTACCACGTCTTGCACACCACTGTGCGATTCTTGTGTACTTGCTAAGTCCGATAAGTTTTTGAGCGGCAATAATGCCAATATAAGCAACACCAGTAACGGGTTGGTGATGATGACTACACATACTGCGAAGCTCACTACGGACAACCAACATACCTTCGTAACGGTCCTCCGAATCATTTGGAAATGCTGTTGCATCTGGTGCTGGTTCATATCTACCTGCCATAATTTCGTTAAAGTACATTTTAGCTAGACGCTTCGCAGTACCATGCGAGTTTGGATCTGTTTCTCTATCAATTAACAGAGCATCCAATACTTTTTCAAAAGCCACAGTAGCTTCTTCGATTAAGACTTCTTTTTGTTCTTCGTCGATGTAATCGCTAATATTGTCACCAGCCCAAAAGCGTTGACCTTGCGATTTCATTTGTTCGCGAATGACCACGTGTAGCGGTCTGCCTTCTGTTTCGTCTATATTTTTATATGTCATGGATTCAGTCATTATTACTCCTATGTGTTATTATATAGGTTTATTTAGGCAATTGCAATATTTTTTCTGCTCGAAGTTTGCGACAGCCTTCTTTAACTTGCACAGGATAATCTGGACTAATTTCGGCAATTGAACAATCGTATCTTATTTCAAGTTTTGGATGACTCCAATTGTACCAAAACAAAAAAGTAAAAGCTATTGTAGCAAAAACAACTACAAATATGACGTCTAAATCTTCTCGCTTAATAATATTTTGCATAACTCTGAATCCTTTTGTGATTTAAATTTAAACAACATATAATCTTCGTGAGGATGATATGTCCATCTATTTCCAGGTAGCCCGTATACTTCTACAACACTAATGCAAGTTTCATTCCACCATTCGTTATGCTGATTATTCCAATCAACTCTAACGTCGAAGCTCATTTCGCTCTGCCTCTTTAAGTTCGTCTTTCAAATATTCGATATAACTTGCTAAAACAGTACGTGCATTTTCCGAATCAGCTCGCATTAAGTCACCTTCGACTTTTTCGAGTTTTTCTTTAATTTCTGTTACTGTAAGTTCTTTCATTTTTTTATCCTAGTAGCAAGTGTACCACTAAACAAGATATTAAACGCTAACCAAGTTTGCCATGTAAGTTCGATATGCAAAACTGGAAATAATGTGTTTAATGCCCAGATACCTAAAATAGGACCGAGTGCAATGGCAATTACAATAAATGCAATGCCGAACAGTAATTTAATTAATGCTGATGTCATTTCCAAAAATCCTCCCAAGGGTAAACTAACCAACAATCTTCTTCTGCTTTGTTGACTTCCCATACGTTATAGTCAACAGATTCTTTGCTAGCTAGATTGTTTGTAAGCGTAGCAAAGCGAACAGTCTTATGCCATATATCGTTATCCCAACGAATAGCACTAGGTAAAGCACTTGAACGCCAATCTTGTTTGATCCAAGCAATAGTACTGCCTTGATCATTAATATCATCTACAACAAGAATATTTTTACCATCGTAAGCATCCTCTGCCATACCGCAGTTACTAACAAGGTCTCCGCCATCACGCAGGCTTACATCTAAGGATTTCATAGGAATACCTGTGTATTGGCTTAGTAACACAGCAGGCACTGACCCACCACGTGTAATGCCTACAATATAATCAGGACGCCACTGATCATCAATACTCATTTGACGAGCAATTTCTAAAACTGCTCCTTGGATGTCCTTCCAACTGTAATAAACTTTCTTCATGCAGTTAGTCCGTATGCCAATGCTTGACATTCTTCCTTAGTCATAAAGAAGTTATAAGTTTGTGAGTCGACAACTTCACCGTCTTTCAGAGACTCTTGAACCATATCAATACTAAACAAACCTTTAGGGCTTAGTACTTCATGTTTGTTAAGAGTCAAGCGAAAGCCTTCGTGTTCTTTGATAACCATTGTTTTAAATGTATCTCTAACTGATTCATGTAGTTCCATCATTATCTCCTTTAATACGATGCCATGTTTTATATTTTTCCAATTCATGCATATACTCTTCGTATAATGCTTTGAGCTTTGGATGTTCAGCTTCCATTGTAACATCTCTTGTTGGAATTTGCAAGAGTGTTTCAATTGTTTTTAACCGTTCTTCCAAGTCAACTCCGTTTATTTTTACAGTACCTTTAACATCTAATGTTGCCGCCTCGGCTATTTCCACAGTTTTACTACCGTGGGGAATAGTCATTACAGCATTAGTACCATCATTGAAATTGGTATTTGTATTTGCCCATGCAGTTGTTGTTCCGTTAGAACCGGACGCCGTTAACACCTGTCCCGACAACCCTTGCGGGTACGGTAGGTTTACTACGGGATTCGATATAATCGCCATTGTGTATCCATTTATTTTTTACGAGAAAGCCCCATTCCCGTTTTTGTGGACCAGGCATAAACAAGGTCCAAGGCGTAACACCGTCTTCTAATTCAATGCGGTGATAGCTATTAGATTTACAAAATCTAAAGTGGCCAGGGCCACGCCATTGTGCTTTTTCTCCGACTTGGAGACCATCGGAATTGAATAAAGGTGTCCATTCCCAATATCCACCTTTTAAGATTAAGGTAGCATATGGCCATGGGTGATCGTGTACATCGCCAGGATCGCCTTTTAAAAATTTATGTAAGAAAATATTAAATGGAAATGATTTACGATCTTTCAGGAAAAGATAATAACGTTCCAAATATGGTTCTTTACTTTGTCTGTCTAAAACGACACGTTTGCGTCCGTGCTTGTCTAAGAAATTAAGGAATTGGTCTTTGATCTTCTGGAGTGTCATAGTGGTCTTTCACTAGTTTATAAGTTGTTACAAATTTTTCGTATGCTATTTTCAATCCGGGATATTCTTCACACATCTTTTGTACACGGTCATAGTCTGGAAAACTATCTACAAACTCTTCCGGCATTTTCCATGTAAAATCTGATACTTTAATATCTGCGATTGAAATTGATGCACCACTGGCTATAGTAACACTTCCAGTGGAGTACGTCAATCCCGATCCAATAGTTCCAGTTAATGCGCCTGGATTTGAAATATAATAACTACTACCGCCATTGGAAATGGTAATATTATCAAGCGAACATATATCTTGTGCTATTATGCCCACGTCGTCACTTGATGTTTGATAGTAATTCACTGGCACTGAAGAAGTACTCATGTAGATCCTTTGCTTGTTTTCTAACAGAAGGAATCATGCTTTGATAGTTATCCATTAATTGTATAATCTTTCCACACAAGTCTGGTCTAAATACATTATAAGCATTAAAATCTTCTGTCCATTTACTTGGATATTTGAATGTGTCGTAATACATTTCTGTATAACTTAATCTATCAGGCACTAGTGGAATAGCATCAACTACCGCACCTTCATAGCAACTAATGCCTAAAGTTTCTTGTAAGTTAGCACTAAACACCATCTTCGCTTCGCCTAACAAGTTATGATATTCATTTTTTGTTAGCTGTTGATCCTGACACACTACAAATTCATACTGCGGTAAGTGTGTAGCTAAGTCTCGAAAAATCTCAACTTGCTTCTCGGGCGCGATGCGATGGGGGAAAAGAATAAGGTCACGTTTGGGCATATTCTTATACATGGTTAATGTATCGTCCATATACTCCATTGGCCAACCTGTGCGAACAACTTTCTTAGTTACATTAGCTTCTGGAACATAACCTCCTTTGCCTAGTAAATTCTTACCAAACATTTCAATATGGAATGTTGTAGCAAAGTAGTTGTGATCAAATGCGTGATAGAAACTTTGTTCGGCATATCTTACCCAAGGCTTATCTCCGACTAAGCGTCCGAGAAAGTCTTGAGGATCATAACTGCCAGCATGCCATAAGCCATGTGTTGTTACTGGAATGCCCAGTAACTCACTCATGTACTTTAAGTTTATGATACCAGGGTGCCAAGCATCAGTAAAGATAAAGTGATCACCGGGATGAACGGATCCGTTACAAAATAAACGGCCCATTTGCTCAACTTGACTAGACTTGTAAATATTGGTACCACCAAAATTAAGAAAGGCACCAGGAGTAGTAGCTTGAGGAATATCCGTAGGACCAGATATAATTTGAACATTGTGTCCTTCCTTTCGTAAAAGAGCAGGTACATGGCGTTTCCATTCGCCAGTGTACCTTGTCTCAACTGCTTCTAGATCAATTAGAAATACGGTCATTGTTGTAACGTGGGTTTTTGCCTAAGTAAGGTTTGCGTTCGCCTGTGAACGGCTTCTTAGGACGACGTGATTTTTCAAAGTTTCTCCATGCCCAGCTTTCTCTGTTGTACAGGTGAGCTTCGTCAAATGGAGCCATCTCTAAACGACACCAATCGCGGAATGAATCTAAATCATCGAAGATTTTAACAACATCTGGACGGTTTTCGAAATAAGAATAGTCTTTGTAATTTTTAGCCATTGTAGCCTCTTGTTTTAATATTTGATAAATGAACCATTTTCTCCATCTTCGGAGACTTCAATCCACACCTCGCGGCCTGGATACTTATTGGAAATGCTGTCATATAAATCACCTGACATCATTTCGCAACTCTTGTAGTCTAGTTGGAGTGTACCTTCTTTGTACAGATTTTCCAACCAGCGTTTAAACTGAATAAATTCGATATCGCGATCATCGTGTGTAACACTAATCCATACTTTAAAATGGAATATGTGACGATGCGGATAGCCTAGAAAACTTACATCATATTCATCACCTGTTGCAAGTGTTGGATCTGTAAGTGCGGCCGGATATTTGTGCATACCTTCTTTCTGAAAGGTAACCCAAATCATCTTTAAAGGACGGATGTCTTGTTTAATAATCATGTGGTGTATCTTGTGTATATTGATCCCAGTGCGTATATTTGTCCATACGCATTAGATCATGGAGTTGATGAGTCCACACACCTGGATTAGTAGCACCCCAAGTGCGATCATCTAGTTTAAGTGTGGCGTTATAGTTAAGTTGATTAATGTAAGGTAGCTTGACACTAATCATAGGAACAAAGCGAGGATATTCATTATAAGCAGATTCTAAAACACCTTCGATGTGTTCAACGCCAAAGTCTAGCGTTACCCAAAAGTCTTTCTTTAAACAACCGATAATAACTTCATCCCACGCTTTATATTCTTCTTGTGAAATAGATTTTGGATTAAAACTCTGACTAGTGCCAAAGTAAATGTGTGTAACTTTATCTGAACCGCAAGTTGCATGCATTAGAATTTCTTCTAAAGGAGGGGTACCTACCACAAATAGTGTATACATACCATGACAAATAGTATGCTCTACTTCATAACCTGTAAAATAGACAATGTTTTGTCTTTCGTCAGTGTTTAATCCCATTTAATATAACCTCTGCTATAACCACTCGGACGATTAACGCCGTCCGCAAACGCTTGTTCCCATTCTGTAGTACGATTGTAACACTTTGTCCAGAAGGAATCAACCTCTAGATAGCCTTTTTCAATCCAATATTTTGCCATATACATGCAATCGATAAACTGAGGATTACGTGGGCTTGGTTTGATAGTGGTAACAGCTTTCCAAAGTTGGACTTGTGCCTCTTGTTTTGATACAGCCTTACCGACACCGTCGATTATTAAGGCATTGTTATTTAGGTTAATCTGTGGGCCTAGTTCAAAATTACCGCTAAGGTCGATAACTACATCATAGTTTTCGATAGTACTGGGCAATAACTTGTCTTGCCAAAGCTCTTTATTACTATGTCCTAGCACATCTACGTGATATATGTAGCCATTTAAGCGCATAGTATGATACGCAACCCACGCAAGGAAACCACTACCAATAATTAGCATACGTGTGTTTTCACCACGACCTTGTCTATGTTCAATTTGGTCTTTTGCTTGATTAATAAGGTTAATACCGCAAGCTACTGGTTCTAAAATATACTTAGGTTCGGCTTTTGGTACTCTGACATACTCATCTTCTTTAACATTGTAATAGTCTGCATACGCAGGTTCACCACGTGTAGCAACAAAGTCACCGATATTAACGTTATTCACTTGCGACCCGATCTTTGTTACTTGACCAATGCCTTCGTGACCTTGCATGTGTAATGGCAACGGACCAAAGTCGCCTAACATCATGTCGATGTCACTGCGACAAACACCAGTCATAACTGCTTTAACTTCGATCTCGTTAAACGCTATATCAGGTTTGGCATAATCTACTTCTTTAAATACGCCATCGCTAACAGTTTGTAAGCATTTGACCATCATAAAACTTCGATTCGTTTGTGTATCCATATATCTTGTTCTAGTTGTTCTTGCCAGAAGTCGTTATTATTTAGGTTTTCAACAGCATCTTTAATCATATTTAGGTAAGCATCCTCTGGACACCATCCTAATTCAAAACGTTCTACTGTGTTATTTTGCATTATAAATTCGATGGCACTATTTTCATAGCTCATGCTACGCCAATTAGCACTACAATGCCATTTATTACCAAAGTCAATGTGGCATTTATCATCTACATCATATGTACCGTTTGGATTAACAACACCATATTCAGTGCTGTCGATGTCTTTTAATTCCCACATCATCTGTGCGCCCTGCCCGTTTACTTGATCGTTACGCCAATTGGGGTTCATAGCAATATACAGGCTCAACAAGTGTGGCATTAAATCACGACTAACACCGCCGAACGCTAATTCGCGTGTAGTAAACCAACTACCGGGGCTAGGAATACAGTTCTTTCTAGTCCATTCAATGTTTACACTTTTAGCTTTATTTGCAGATTCTTTTAATTCTGCAATGTTACTACGCCACTGATTGTTCTTAACCATCATGAAGCGTGTCTTAGGAAATGATTTAACTAAAGTTTCCCATACATTAGAGCTAGCAACACCTGGCTTTTCGATAAAAACAATATCGCTTACTGGAGCAAGTTTACGTGCAATTTCAAAGTGTGTAAAATTAGGAGTACAAATATGTACAGTATCAAACATACGGCATTCTTCGATAGCCGCATCTACAGTTAAGAAGTCGGCACCTTTAGAAGGATTGCTATCTACAGTAATAATACCGTGTCCGAGTTTATCTAGTACAGTAGCATATAAGTTGCCAATGCCCATACCTACAATAAGACTAGTTTTCATTCTTTTCTGCCTTTGATTGTTCGTATTGCTTAAACATACGTGTTACATCTTCCATGCGTTTAGCAAATATTTCTGGTGCTAGTCCTGCCGCATGATGCATATCGTATTCGTTAGGATAGTGACGCAAACATGCCCTTGCTCGGTCTTTAATTGCTTTGGGAACCCGAGGAGTAATAAGGATCTCAGCTAAAAACTTTTGAGTCTCTACTACTGCTCGGTATCTTTCATCAGGTAATGTCATGTACACTGGCCTCGAGTTCGTCAAGTTTATCAATAACGTCTTCAGAAAATTCTGTTTCATCTTCTGATTGTACAGTATCTGCATCCTCTTCGTCAAACAATTCGAAGTATTTGGTACTTGAGTTAACTGTTTTCTTGCCGGTGTAACCTCGTGTGCCCGGGATAGCCATCCAAAATTTGCTAAATTCATCGATAATAGCATTGGCAGTATCGCGATCCGGTGCGCCAATAATAGCATCAATTACATCTTTAGCATATAATCTATCAAATGTTTCTTGAACTAACATAGTTGGGCATAATCCAGCATCATATTGACGGTTGGCTTCTTGGACGGCATTAATATGCATCCAAACATTATGACCCATCATAATAGCATAAGTGAAACTATCCCAACTTGTCTTACCAATTTTACCTAATTTATTAACATCATTAGGTCCGTAGATACAAATTTTATTAACTTCAACACCGTCCATCACTGGGCTAGTTTCAAAGTTCTTAAAATGACCGTCTTGTACTACTGCATCTTGGAAGAGTCGTGTGTCAGAGGCGTATTTCTTGTTGTCAATAGACGGCAACATTCTGTAGAGCCACTTTTGTCTGTCTGTGATTTCTGTTTGAACGTAGATTTGTCCGTTTGCCGTTGCAAGGAACGGTGAGGCGCAGTCAAAAGATATGGTAAAGTTTTCATTATGATATTTCCTTACAGCACGTTGAATGTCTGTGAGCAGTAACGCCCACTCTAATTTACTAGTTCCAAGAAAGTGCATCCAGTCTTGATGACCTTTTTCTAGTAATCCGTCGAACTTCAATGCCACGACCCTTTTTAAAACAAGGTGTGCATCACACATATTTTGTCCACCCATTGCCCAACCATTAAATGGTTTGTCGAATTTAGTTGGATCGCAAAAATGTTTCATCTTTTGATACCAATCTTCGGCTTGGCTATGGTTTTCCCCTTGCAGAACGTTTAAGAACTTGCAAGCACCTGTACGATGTTTAATAAAATATTCATTATTGTATATTGTAGCGTTAACAGCTTGGTCGTATGATGTAATACCAGTGGCTTTCATACCATCCGGACTACGAGCTACCCACGCTGGAATATCAAGCACCATACCATAGTCCATTAACGCATCCATCCACGCAAGCACTTGCTCACGTTTCTTTTGTGCCGCATCTAATTGTGCTTGATACAACTTAGGGTGATCTATCTTAGACATCTTTGGATTACCATTTTTATCTAATTTAGGATTACCAGTAGCATCTAGTTGCGGAACTAGTTCGATACCTTTAGCATTAACTTCTACCCACTTGGCCGCAACTTCTGGACCGGTGGGATCTCTCCATTCTCCGGCCCATACACCTTTACCAATTTGGAATCCACCTGAATCACCTAGTACCCAACTAGTTGTACGATCTCTATTGCGAAACATGTCTTCGCTGTCGTCCTGTTTAGTCAAGTCTAAATTAGCATGACCTGCTGAATATAAGCAATGATCATAATAAAATGCACCTTTATCCGGCTCTAAGTAGTTAAGACTTTCTACACCATTTTTAAAACTAGCCGGCACTCTTGCAGGATCTACATAATTTCCATAGCGTTGTTTACCTATATAGGTACTATAGAAACCACTAGTCGCTGGCAAAAAATATGCGTAATCGTTTTGTGTAGCTGTTAAGTTACGATTCAAAGTTGACCCCAATTAATTTTGTTCCATACTCTTTCATGCACATAAAAGCAAATAGTTGTTAATGCGTGTACGGCTAGTGCAGTACCTAGTCCAGTGATAGGAATAGTAACTGCAATGGTTAGTATTTTAAAACTAACCATCTTTACCATGCTTCGTTTTTTCGAGTCCATTACTTGCTCTGTGCTGGTAATGTATAGTTGTAAACAGCGATTCCGCTATCTACTGTAATTTGCATTGCACCAACATCTGCAATACGTATAGTTTTGTCACCTGCTAAGTTTAAAATGCTTTGTACTTGTGCAACAGGCCAAGCCCATTGTTGTTTTAGTTTACCAGTAATACCTGATTGGAAAATAAATGAACCTGCGTGTGTGTTTGCATCACCGAAACTGAATACTAAATTACCATTTTCAGTCTTAACTTGGAATGTAGTTTCTTCAGTGTGTGCGGCCGCTTGATACTTTAACTTTTGAATACTTGCAACACTTGGTTCAAACACTACTTCCCAGTTAGCACCTTTGAATTTAACACTCTTCATTTTTTCGTTAATGATTTCTTGATTCATAAAACGATAATCATTTTCAAAATCGCCTAATGCGTTTTGAAAGTGCAATCCAGTTGGCACATCTTCTCCGTTGCGATTCTGTACAACAACACTAATGCCAGCACCTTCTTTGTATTCTGGACACTTTAAATGCAAATCTAGTTTATTTAGATTTGGCATACCGAATGTACCTTCTAATTGGTCTACAGCATTATGAGTCTTGCCATCTACAATAACAGTACGATCTTCTGCCATTGTTTCAATCTTAGTTTCTTTGGTAGTTGAACTAATTCTAACCAAAGGTAAGAAACCTAAGCTATGTGTATGTGCAACTAAATCTTGTAAAAAGTCTTTCATATGATTCTCCATGTTTTTCTATTATACTTTCTTTTGTGACTATGTCAATGTTTTTCTAATTTTTTTGTTATATTTTATTGCCGATTCTACTAGAGTATGAATTATTCCAACTTTATCAGCATAATGTACAAATGCACTAGTGTCTTTGGGGAAACAAGCACCGCCAAAACCACGTGATCCATCAGGACCGGGGACTTGCATATGACTATTGCCAATCCTGTCATCCATTTGCAGTAGTTCGATAACTGTATTATAATCAGCGCCGTTTATTTGGCACATATCATATAACTGATTAAAGAACGCTACTTTGACACTTAGGAAACAATTAGTGGCATATTTTACCATGCTTGCTTCTGTTAGTGTACAATGTTCAATGTTATTTAGGTGTTTAAGTGAATCGGTGAATAAATTACTCCAAATATTTCCGGGATTACTTCCGCCTAAAATCATATATTCCTGATTGGCAAAGTCTTCGTTAGCAGTAGCCGCACGTAAAAACTCTGGACTATAGGCAATATTGTGTTTAGGAAAATCGGTAATAATCTTATTCAAATAGTCTGGACGTACTGTACACTTGATTAATACAGGCAACGTTTCAGGAACCTTTTTCATTACTGCATATACTTGACTAACATCACAATCTCCTAGCTCAGTACTAGGAGTTCCCACACAAATAATAATACCATCTGCATCTGGATAGTGTTCTATTTCAGCAGTGGTATATTTTGGATCTACAATGTAAACATTGTTTTTATCTATCAGCGAATTGTAAACAGCTTTGCCGACAAAGCCATATCCTGCAATTATAATTTTCATATTAAAACTCGAATAAACTGTTAAATGTTGTTTTTTCTTCTGTGCTATTTAGGTCCCACTTCAATACACCGATTAAATTTGATAATTTATTATCGATAATTGTTGCCTCCATTTCGGCATGATCAAATGGTAAGTCTTTAAACCATTGTGGTAATCTCAGTTCGTCTACAGGGTAAGCGACTGATGTGTAACCTAACGGATTAGGTTTGAGTTTACATACAATAACTTTAGCACCGTCTGTAATACCCATAGAATATTTGTCATCGAACATACGCTTTAATGTATTCCAGTTAATACTTGCACGAACATGACCTGGCATATTAATCTTACCAGCTTTCTTTTCTTTAGCTTCGTATTCTGTAATGTTGTTAGCACGTTTAGGTGAACCTTTTTCCCAGCCTGGACGAGCTTTAAATCTAATTCTAAACTCGCTGATATGATCTAGAACTTCTTGTTCAGGCTTACCCATTAGAACCATTTCGAGTACATCACTCAAGAAGTTTTGAATAAATTCCGGAGTATCACTACGTTTAAGATCCAAGCCCATAGCTTTAATCTTACCAGCTTTGCCATCTACGTCTGTACGCTTGCCTTCTTTATCGTAGTAAAGAACTGCATAACGTTTCTTAGTAATGAACAAACTCTTAGATCCAACAATTTCACGTCCAGCTTTAATAACTTCTCCACGACTCTTAGGCACATGGAATGCATCTAACATAAACTGTGGAAATGTAGCATTTACTTCATCGCCGATAGTGTCATACAGTTGAATAACAGTTTCCTTGGTCCAAGGAATTTGTCCTGCATCGATGTCTTTCTTTAGTGTGCTGTAAGCACTAAAATAACAAGAGTCAGTATCACCGTAGATAACTGCTTTACCTACATGATTATATTCGCCTGTAATAATTTCATTTACTTTACTCGCCATATGCTTGGCAATCTGACGTCCGACGAGTGTGGTACTTTGTCCGATTCGTTTATCAAAAAAGCGACAACCACTATTAAGAATAGCGCCATAAAGACTGTTAAGATTAATCTTCTTAACGAGTTGTCGTTTGTCCCAATATTCTTCTTCAACTTTGTTTCCAGCTTTGATAGCATCTTTTAATTTGGCCTGCATTTCCTTGCGTTCTGCATACCACCTTTTCAGTAGCCCTGGAATTATACCTTCATTTTCGTGGCTGAAGATTGTACCATTTGCCGAAAGCATCCAAGGCTGATTGCTTTCGTAAATTAATTTATATACCTCGGCCGCACTCAACACATCAGTGTCACCGTTTTCCCAATCGATAGTAATGTCAGTGCCAATTTCTTGATTTATTACTGATTCATATTCATCAGTACCAAATTTACCTTCCCAAGATGCCGCAAAACTCTTACCTTTTGCCATCTGGGTTTCGATAAATTCTTCTGTGCGTGTCTGACGTAATTGACCTACGATAGTTTCTGGACCCATGTTAAGCGCACGAATCGCTGACGGATAAAGTGAGTTAATGTCTAATGATCCTACCCAGTCTTGAATACCTTCTTTAGGATGTGCTACATACGCACCAGCCGCCGCTGTGTTTTCATCACGGTCACTCATCTTAGTACGATTAGGTACTTGAAAACCTCTACGATGTGCCTCGTTAATAATAGCTTGCTCAGTAACAGCTACCGCACCCATTGTAGTCTGTAGCAATACTGTATTTTCATGTGCCAGTGTATTGGCAAGATCCATGAATTTTAATTTTCTATCTAATTTTTCAAGAAGCATACAGTCATTGATGTTATATTCAACGAATGTTTTAAAGTCATTGTTATATAATTGATCTAATGTACCTTCGTATTGTGTTTTACGTTCACCTAGCTCATATTCTGCAATCGCATCAAGTCTATAACTGTGGCGTTCTTCATACGTATACTTACGGTATAATTCGAGATAGTCTAAATGAACGCGACCAATATAGTCATAGGTTACACTATTTCGACCAAACTTTTCGTATTCTCTACGTTTTGGAAATTGATTAAACAAACAAAAACGTCTAGTATCTTCTTTACTCAATACTTTTGTTACACGATTAGTGGTGTACGGAATATCAAATCCTTCACTGTTCCAACCGCTAATAACATCTGCATCTTTAATTAGATCCAAAAACATATTTAACAAATCTGCTTCGTTATCAAACAAATATGTGTTAGGAAAATCTTTGACCATTTCTTTGGCATCTTCCATGCTAAGTTTCTTAGGAGGAATAGCCAAACAGACCATAGTTTCCAACCATTGTAGGTAGACAGCAATCGCAGTAATTGGCATGAACGCATCGTCTGGACTAGCGTAGCCACGCTCTGGATCAAAGTCTACCTCAATATCGAAAAACGCTACATTTAATTTTGGAGCATCTTGATTAAGATAGTTTTCGCTTAGTGTTACAAATATTGGATTAATATCAGCTTCGTATAACTCTTTGCCACTGTTAATGGCTTGTTCTTTACGAAGTTCTTTTGTGTTTTTACAAACGATTCTTAATAATGGATCGCCGTATATTGACGTAAATTTCCCTCTTGGGTCTTTTACATAGAATGTGTGGCGTACAGGAATATCTCTAAATTCCCTTTCACCTTTTTTGTTACGTTCGACAATCTTGATAATATCATTATCGCGGTCAAACCATGCGTCTACATAAGACATAAATTTTCTTCTCCTTTGTCAATTCTGGCTGACAAATACCATTTCTGCGATTTATTGGCTCGCTGACCTTTATCTTGTGTTGAAAGCAATAACAGTTTTTGTATGTTCGCTTGTGTTCGGTTTAGAACAATGTAGCATTGAACCTGGAAACGTTAGTATATCGCCTTCTTCTACGTCTACTTCAAACTCTTTATCGATAAATTTAAAAGTTGTTTTACTAGTGCCTTCTGGTAAATCTAAATAGTATATATTCGAATACAAACAATTTGCATGAGTATGCCAGCTATGATAGTCACCGGTTCGATATTGTTGAAACCAATAATCGACACACTTAATATCAACTGGCAATTTTAACATATTTTTAACTTGTCTGCAATGTTCTGCAACCATTGGACTAAACATATTAAAATATGCCGGGGTTTCATTTAATGTTAAAAACCAGTCTGTATTTGAAATACGTTGCGGAATTTTTCCATGCTCTTCGATAATACTATGTTCACCTAATTTATCAATAAGCATCAGCATGCTCTCTTTAATAAGCTCATGCTGATCTAACTTAGTGATTAAAAATGCATTAGGTTGATCTATTACTCGCATATTAGATACGTTTAGTAATATCCAAAATAGCTTCAATCTCTTCCCAGTCTTCGTTATACTGACTCCAATCGCCTTTATGTGCAATCTTAATAGCCTTGTTAATAACTGACGGTTTGATTTGTAATTCTTCTGCAACTGCTTTAACAGTTTCTTTTAAGCCTTCTTGTAAGTCTTCTACTTCACGCAATACTGTAGAACCTTCGCTAATCAAACGTTCCAATTTTGCTTTTTCTTCTGCGCCGTAATTTCTGCCTGCCATATTTCTCTCCTTATAAGCCTATTATAAATTATTTATGTTGTAAGAGCAACACATTTTTTATTTAAATTTCGGTCCAGTTAGCCAAATAACTAAACTCTTTCTTATGCCTTCTGTTACTGGTGTAACTCTGTGTAATAAAAAACTAGGAAACAACACTAGTGTACCTTTTCGAAGTCTTGGGCGTTGTACGTTGTTTTCGTTAGAAACGTTAAATTCGAGATCTCCACCTTTGAAATCTACTCCCGGTTCGGTTAGTAATAATGTCATGGAAAGTTTTCGATTTTCAAACCACGAACGCTCCATTTCGCCTAAACCCATGTCTATATGAAAATCATATCTTCCATCTTTGGCGGCTTCATAAACAGAATATTGAATATAGTCGTAACCATTAATTTCAAAATTGAAATACTTTTCATTCATGTTTTCTAACACTTTATTTAAGCGTTCAAATATCCAAGTGTTGTCTGGATTTTTATGCATGAAATTGATATCGCTGTTTCTTACATTACTACGATCCATGCCCTTTTGTAAACCTAGTGTATCCGTGTAAGTAATAATACGATCTATTTCTTCGGCAGTAAATGCGGTATCGTCTGCCGCATATACCGGCAAATAACGTAACCGTAGGTAAGTGTTATTTGTGATTGTTTTGTACATACACTAATTATCTGTGTATGCAGTGGCAAAGATTATTTTGCGGCTTGCTTTACAGAACATTTTGGAACCATTTTACCGTTCTTGTTCTGCATACCTGTTTGTGTTTGCCCAGCTTTGCAACCGTGCGATTTTTTCTTTGCTTTGATAGGTTTAACTTTTGCTGGAGGAGGAATATCTTCACGTAAGTTATGTTGTGCATATAACTGGTGTAATTCTTCATCACTTGCGTGTTCCAAATCGCTTAAATCGTATCCGCCTTTTTTGCTCAAACGGCGCATCATACGATAACGTTTAGTTGGATGCATAATTGATTTTGCATCTTCCATTGGTTCATTGCTTTGTAACCCTGGACCTACTCCACCAGTAAAGCCCATGCTATGACCGGGAATTTCGTTTTCTGAAACATCTTTCTTTTTAGCAATAGCAATAGCGGCTTGTTGTGCGGCATTGGCGGCTTCTGCTACGCCTTCTGTCGGAACACAATTAGGAACTTTTTTACCGCCCTTCTTTTTCATTCCGATTTGTTTGTAGCCTTTCCAGCAAGGATCCTTGCCTTCCTTCATTAAAACACGTTCAGCAATTTGTGCCGCATATTGGCGCATTAGTTGTTTCTTTTCAGAAATAACTTCTTCTTGCTTTTGTTCTTCTGCTTGGAAATATGTTTTAAGTAGACTTGGTTTTGTTACTTTCTTTTCAACAGGCTGTTGATAGTGTTGCATTGCCATTTGTACTGGCAAAGATACTTTATGAGGATTAGCGCCTTCGTTTAAGACTGTATTATTGTTAACTTCTTCTTTTAGAATCTTAACATCATTCTTATCAATGATAGATAAAAATTTGTTTATACTTTCATCTGTACTTGTTGGAAAATATTTCTTTGCAATATCAGGATGACGATTTACAGCGGCCTTAGTATATTTTCCCATTACTCCATCAACTCCATCATGATTTGGTCCAAAAGGACCTAGTTTTCCGCTTTCTCCCGCGGATATTAATTCTTTTTGTAACTGCATAATCTTAGGATCTGCCGGAGCAGTAGTACCTGTAGGCGATGCACTTTGATTAGGTTGCCCGTTTTGATCCTTGGAAAACAATTTAGTTCCTGGTTTTACATAACGATTACCACGTAGAGGGTGAGCTTTTCCTAACGGTGCATCGTCTTCACACCCTACTCCAGGATCGTCCATACCAATTCTATCGAGTTCAGGGCTACCGCCCATTGCTAATACTTCGCGTTCAGCACCAGTATACAGATTTTTAGGAATAGGAATCCATTCACCGTTAACAAGGAGCTCGGTTGGTATTGTGTTTAAAGTTGCATATCGTATAAATCTAGAACCTTTTTTAACATGGTCTTTATTGTATGCATCTAGTTCCTGACCAATTTTGTTCCAGTCTATTTTCATGGCCTTGGCAAGTTCTTGAGCTCGCATAGTACTATCTTGAGTACAATAACCAAATCCATGATACATCTGTTGCATGCCCCATTCACCGGAACCGCCTTGAACTTGGCCGTCTCTTGCATCTACAGCATTTTTGTATTTAGGATCGTCGAGGTCGACATATTCGCCTGAACGTTGATAAGGATCTTCGTCGATAATACGAAGAAATTTAGACATTTCACTAGCGCCTACTACAGGCTTGGAGGCAACGCCGTCCATCGCCTGCAGAATACGCTTCATGTCCACGGGAATTACCCTTTAAGGATGTTTGTTAATTTACGGAAAGTATCAGCTTCGCGTGATTCGTTAATAATATTTTCATTGCGATTCAAACGACCCGCTAGTTCGCGCATGCGACTAACTTCTGATGATTCGTTAACAGTTTCTTTCTTTTTATCAGCAACTGCTTTCTTCATTGGCTCAGACTTGTTACCGTCTTTATCCATGTCTAAAAAGTCTGGTTTAGCTTTTTTAGACTTTTCAGCAATATAAGATTCAGTTTCTTTAATGTTATTCCACATTGACTTAGCTTTAGAAACAATGCTTTCTGTTTTCTTTTCAGCTTGTTTCTTTTCTTTAGCTAAACGTGATACACGTTGGGCATCAGTTTCGAAACGCTTAGAAGAAACGCTACCTTCTGGTGCTTTTTCTTTCTTAGCTTCGTCGACTTTCTTACCGAATGGATTTTTCTTTTTATCAGCAACTGCTTTCTTCATTGGCTCTTTTTTATCGCCATCTTTGTCCATGTCTAAAAAGTCTGGTTTAGCTTTCTTAGCTTCAGCTACTGATTCGTCTTTCTTACCAAACTTCTCGCCACCTTTCATACCCCATGTTGGTTTGTCATGCTTAGGTAATTTGATATCGTTAGATTTGTCAGCTTTCTTTTCGTCGCTTGATTTAGCTTTAGCGTGGCTCTTTTGACCGTCGCCACCGTCGTGTTCGTCGCTAAATGTGCTTGACTTACGTGTATAACGTGTGCTGTTTGGACCAGTTTTTTGTTTGTTAAACTTGCTTGGTGTTTCTTGATCGCCACCACGCTCACCGTCGAAGTTTTCATCAACTTCTCCGCCTTCCATATCATCTGGAATACCGTTGTGGTTAGCATCTAAACGCTTGTGAGCGGCTTTAGTTGCCTTCACAAGACGATTGTATTTTGCTACTTTTTCTTTTGTTTCTTCTGGAAGTGCATACGCAACTTTACCAGTACCACCGCATTCCGCGCAAGGACGCTCTAACCCATGAGACTCATGAAGCTTCTTAGTAACCTTCTCAGCTTGCGTTAATTTTAGTTCTTTAATTTTCATTTTGGCTTCCGATAACATGTTTTGGAGTTGAGCACGTTGCTCATTGGTAATTTCAGCATCATTTAAATGCTTACCAAATTCGTTTACTTTCATCTCATATTCTAAGTAGTGATACACAGTAGCAATATAATCTGCCGCCTTTGTAATCTTAGCTTCGACCCAATTCTCTAACTCGTCGTCATCGTGTAACTGCTTGAATAGCTTGTGTGAATAGCTAGCTAATTTGTACAAATCAGCCTTGGCCATTTTACCTTGTTGTTCTTTTTCTTCAGGCGAAACTTCTAAATGGTGGTGTTCTTCCCCACCCATGTGTGCGTCGCCGCCAGCAGAACTGTCAGGAATGCCTGCTCCTAGTTCTTCTGTTGCGCCCATTTCTGGGTTCAATTGATCTAAATCTGACATGTTATGTAACTCCGTTATCTTTATATATTTAGCGTCTTTTGATTATTGCTAACTTTTTACCTGTTTTGTTTTTCATGGTTTCCATAGGTGCGCCAAATAAACTTACACTATTTTGATCAAGGGCACTAACGCTTTTTACAGGTTTTTTATTAGCATTATTGGCGTAATTAGGGTTAGGAACACTGGCAATACTAGCACTACTTGTAGCACCTGCACTAGCTGATTCCGCCACACCTTGCT